TTTTTAATTCAAAATAAGAGGTTGTTTATATGAAAATAAGTAATCGATTGATAAACTATTTCAACAGAAAGAAGTCAAAAAGTTCTGACAAGAATCATACACGATATCGCAATGATATCTGCAATCACTGGGACTTAGATTATGTTTCGGTGGAGCAACTTGAGGAACTTCTCAAGCAAGACAATGTAGAAACTACACTGACTCGCAAGAAAAGAGATATTGATTAAAGTGCTTGTGGGAATGGTAAGTGTGGCTGTATGTTTTGTAAAGAAGCGTCAGGACTTTGAATAATATTGTTTGTGATATTAGTGTCGCCACCACGAACTGAACTATTATCCACTTGATTGCCACCACTTATAACAGTATCACCACCGGCACCACTAAATCCACCGACCCGACCCAGAGGATTTCTCTCCATTGTATTGAGGTTGGTAGTCGATGATTCTTGTGATGCATCTGTGGGTAGTATCAAATCAGAACTCCCTGTAGGGGCAACATAACCCTCATCACCTGGCTTGAGAAAATATGTTCTTGTGCCTCTTCTGGTTTGCTCTGTGCGCTTATTTGGATTTGGTGGTGGACCGCCTAGTAGATAGTCCGCTACTTCTACACCAAGTTGATCGCCTAACAAGAAGCCTGCTATACCACCAACACCACCACCTACTAGATTACCAATACCCGGTATAGCTGAACCAAGTGCGACACCTGCGGCTGTACCCAATATACTACCACTAACACCACCTAGGGCTTCGATTAATAGTCTTTTGACTACTGATTCTGGCTCATCATTATAGATTGCATTTGCCACATTGTATAAGGCAGGTAATGAACTTACCACACCCGAAATTTTTAGAAGATTTAAAAATCTGCTATATTTTGCTAATTTCTCAGGGCTTAATGCTTTGTTTTTCTCTGCAATGTCTGCCGCAGTCATTTTTCCAAAATTACCCTGTATCACGTTACCGCCTGGTGATACATTAGCGCCGCTAGGTAGTCTATTAGGGGTTTTGTTCATATCTCGAACGCCATCAGCAAAGCCCTGTATCTGAGATGTACTAGTAAACTCTACCTTCGGTACTGCTCGGAATTTAGCCCTTTTTGTTTCAGCGGCCTTCTGTCTTTTTTTAGCTTCTTTTTCGTCTTCTTTCGCTCTTCTTTTATCATCTTTTTCTTGTTGCGCTTGTCGTTTTCTTTCTGCGTCTTCTTTAGCTTTCCTTAGTTTCTCGGCTCTTTCTCTTTCTTGTTTTGCTTGTAATCTAGCCTTTTTCTCTTCTACTCTCAATTCTCTTCGGACTAGTCTGGCCTCGTTCGCTTTGCCCAGAGCATACATACCACCAACGCCAGCGGCAGCACCACCTAGCATAGCCAAATCTTGACCTCTCCCCTCTAACCCCAGTTTTTCAGCAATAGCTTGTGCTAATCCCGCACTAGCCGCAGGTAACGCTAGATATCTACCAATAACAGGTACTAGACGAGCCATAATACCAAATACCAGAGGTCTGACGACCATCTCATCACTGATTGCGTCAGATACAGCTTGTTTTACTGGGGACTCATCTATCGGTGAATCACCCATGTTTAACATGACTTCAGATATACCCTTTGTGAACCCCTCAATAAATCCTACAATATTTGGTGCGCCCAATCCTAGTAAAGTCATTCGACCAAGTGCGCCAGCAACACTTGTGCCACCCTTACGTCTTTCAGCAGAACTTGCTCTCTGTCTATCTCTGACTGTATCTCTGGCTCTTTCTTTCTTCTCGAAGTCGTCTGTTACTCTTTGCTCAAGTTCCTTACGTTTTCTATCTTCTTCTTGCTCTTTTTGAAGTTCAGTAGTTTTCCTCTGAGTTCTTTGCATATCAGAAATCAACGCAGACTGATCCATCATCGTTCTATTTACAGAAGATAGTACATCGGTTATTTTGGAGTCATCTGCCATCTTACTTAGCCTTTATTATTTTCCGAACCATTGGTCGATTAAGTTTTTTCCGTAATACATAATGCCTAACCAGACAGTGAATAGTACACCGTCAAAATATGATAACGAGTTCCACGCTTCTACTGGGTCCATAATCTACTCCTACTTCTTCTTCATTGCTTGTGTGCCAAAGAATGCCGCAACGATACCGGCAACAGCGACAAAGTATGTCGGTGCCATATCACCTAGCGTTTCTTGTGCTTGATTTAATCCTGCGAGAGATGCTAGAACAACGGCAAATGGATATAACAACAAACCACCAAGAGCAAACCATGTCATGTTACGCTGTGCATCACGCATAGCATCAGCATCTTCTAGTTCCTTGCGTTTAAACTCAAGATACAACGCTTCTTCTTGCTTACTTACTTGCCCATCACCATTTGTATCAGCAGGGTGAAATACTTCTGCTTTTGTTTCTTCACTCATTTTATACTCCGTTATCGTTTTGATTTTTCTTCTGCTTCTTTAAGATAATCCACTAACATTTCAACATATAAGTCTCTTTCAAATGGTAATATATTTTCTATATCGGCAATACTATATTTATGATGTTGCGCCAATGAGAATAATGTTTTGTAGTAATTCCCTAGACTAGTATGACACAACATTAGAGAAAAAAAGTTTCTGTACCCTCCAGTAACATTTCTTTCTCTTCGCCTTCTGAGTCTGTATACTTAGCAGTGTAACTCAATCTAGGCATAGTCTCGAAAAAGTTTTTAAGTTCTTCCATAGCACTTGATGGAAAACCATTAATAAACTCTTCAACTTCTTCTGCACTGTAGTCTGTCAACTTTGCAACTTCATCACCATTAACCACAGTTTCTATACACGAAGTCATAACACTAAATGCAGTATCAGCCGAAACATTATCCACATCATTTGAATTTAGGAACATATTAACTTCGTCTAATGCGGGGTATCGCATTATCAATCGCATATCTTCAGATACCCTGATCTCCTTGTTATGCCCTTCTGGAGTTACAAAACCTATATCGTCAATATTCAATTCAAGTGTTACTGGGTTGTCTGTATCTGGATCAATTAGAGTAAAGTTTATAATATTATTCACAGATTTCGCTCTAATTTGCAACATTAGATACTCTACATCAAACATCGGTAGAATATCTATGTCTAACGAGTCAACAATACAACTATTGATAATCTGCTTCATTGCCAACGATATCTGCTTGTTATCGCCAGACTCTTGCGCCATCAACAGTACCTTTTCTTCTTTAACTGTAAATGGTCTATATTTTATTGTCTCGCCAGTTGAGAATATTTTCGTCTCAAACAAAGGTAGATCGATTTTAGGTAACCCCATTGCACTTCTCCTATACTATAAAAATATTAAAATTTAATCGAACATATTGCTAATGTTTTGTATGTTATTTATTGAGTCCTGAATATTCGTTGGATTTTGAATACTCTGTATTGAATTAGTGAAACTATTAATTCTAGAGAACCATTTCAGCAGTGTACCTAAAGGTGGTTTGTTTGATTGAACTTTACCCTGTTGCGAACCAGTAACCTTTAATTCGTCATATGTAAACCCTACTGGTAACGCCATTACTTCTGCGGAGTTTTCCCATGCGACTGACATATTACCAACACTTACTGGGTATAATCCAGAAAAGCTATACACATATTCAACTTTATTTGTGTTTTGAGAAAATACTGCAACATCCATTGTTGAAGCATATTCGCTTTTATAACCCATTTCAAATGGTAATGCGTTATTTACTGACCCATAATTACCACCACTTCTGTCGTAGTTTACCACCGCCTGCATCCATCTGTGATAGAACTTTAACACGCCAAAGTTCGAATCCATCATAAATGTTGCAGGTAGAACTGGGAAAGACATACTTTGTGGTCTTCTAGTGATGGCTCCGAACCCCTGTTGTTGAATGTCTGCTGTACCCAATTCCATTTCTGGTAACTGAACTGATCTACAGAAAAACTCTAAGTCTCTACTTACTGGTATTGCACCTAACTCGTCACGCAACGCACGAGGAATGTTTACTCTAGCAAAGAACAAATTGCTTTTGGCTAGACCATGCTGACCTATTTTTGAATTGAATTCGCTTATACTAAAAGCCATTTTTTTATCCTAATTTTCGTCTTGAATCAGCAAACACAGTTGCTTTTGATGCACCAACAAATCTTTCTGTTGGTAAGAATAGTGCTATATCCCATTCTGATGGGTATACATACATAAATTTACTTTGTACTTGCTTAGTCAAGTATCTCTTTAAGCATGGCTTAAACCCCTCAAATCTAGACGCACTATCTAGAATTTTATAACTTATTCTAAGTCTCGTGGTTTCGTCATATGACTTATTATTAGCAGTCTCATACAACGCATCCATCAGTTTAGCCCTAAGCGGCAGTGGTAAATAGTGGAGATTCAGACCATAAAATCCACCCTTAACCTTTTTAAATGGAAAGATTAGTGGCATTCTGTCATAGTATGGTAGTTTTGCCTTTGTCTTTGCATCGTAAAGATACATATACATTCCACCAATCAAGGGTTGAGTCGTCATTCGCTCTCTTTGATTACTACCAAAGAAGTCGTTTTCTTTTACTCTACCATACTTCTTTGCTTGATCACGATACCAATCACGAGCCTTATCAGTTCTAGCAGGTATCTGCCCCGATCTTACACCCTTGTTAAGTATTTCATCAAACAGTACAGCCATTAGAGTATTACTACACCTTCTTCGATTAATCTTTGTCTATTGAGCATATGCTTCTCTTGAATCTCTTCTTTTGATCCACCAAAATAGAGTACAGCATGACCCTCGTCAATTAATATCTTTGTGACTGGTCTTACAGCATCAGTCTGAGCATCATATACATCAAAGTCACCAAGAATACGACCAAACTTACCTTTCATGTCTTCGCCATTTCTTGCGATTTGTGTACGCAATACTGTTTTCTCACCTAGTAGTTGCTTGAGTCTTTCCTTTGCGGCTAGACCAAACTTCTTCTCTACTAAGTCTCTTGTTCTTGATTCAGGTGTGTCGATGCCCATGATACGAACTCTTTCGTTTCTCATCCAGATACCAAAACCTAGATCGATGTCCACATCTACAGTATCACCATCTACTATCTTAACTACATTACATTTATAATCATACATTACTTTATTCCTAATTCATTTTCGGTGATTATTCTAAAGATATACCCTCTATCCTTACAAAACTCTTCAGCCGCTTTCCATTTAGCAGAGTTAACGCCCCAAGTTTTTACTTCATTCAAGTATCTTTTTGTAGGCTTATTTCTTTTTGTATTCTGTACCTTTGGTGCTTGCGTTTGAGCATATGGCTTCACCTCTATCAGTACTTTTTCTTTCTTCTTCTGTCTATTTATCTGTTCTACATAAAAGTCTGGAAAATATCTGTGCATTCTTCCATCTATAGGTGAACGATATGGTACAATAATTTCTTCACTATTCCACTTAATAACGTGTGGGTGCTTGTCTAAATAAGACATCAGCTTCAGTTCCCAACCACTTCTGTATATTATATTAGTCGGGTCACCCTTATATTTTTGTGGATTTTTAGGTTTAAATCTTCCCTGATAATACTTTGCCATGTTATAAAACTCATATAAATAATTGTCATAGACTAACTTATTATTTATATAAAGGTTCAGATATGTCATCTACAAAAGGCAATAAAGGATTACTCAAGACAAACCCTATGGAGCATATTGCTCAAAGAAGAGTTGAGAACAAGGGCCCGTCAACAGTAATGACTTTCCCTAAAAATATAGGCGCACATGGAACGCTCATGCGATTCTTTGAATATAACTATGGGGGATTAAAAGGCTCAGAAGAAAAGCGTCTTGCAGAAATAATGCTGCCTCTACCCAAACAAATTCAAGATAATTTAAAAGTGAATGTTGGGGGTGACGAACTAGGGCTTGTTGGTGGATTTACTGCACAGTTAGCGTCTGACCCAGGTGATGCAAAGCGAGTATCAGATTTTGTTAAAGTGGGGGCGGGTAACATAGCCAATCTTGCAGGTAGACTTTTAGGTGGTAAAGATGTTGCGGCAACAGTACGATCTATTGTAGACGGGGCTAGTAGAACTGCTGAAGGTGCTTTGGATTCTAGTGGATTTATCACACGAGCAGGTCTGACTAAAATGTCGCCAGACTTTGCCAATGGTCTGGGTAAAGGGCGAGGTACAGCAGTAAATCCATTTGCGAGTATGGTATTTAAGGGTGTCGACCTCAAAGTACACTCACTAGAATGGTTATTATCACCAGAAAGCGAGAGCGAAGCAAAAGAATTAAAGAAAATTATTCGTACATTACAACGAATGGTGTTACCAAAAGTGCAGTCAGCGTTTGGTTCAGATGCAGATAGTACTGGTATTGAAGTTGTTGATCGTGGTATTATGCGCTACCCTGCTATGTGTAATATTTATTTAATGGGCGTCAACGAGTCATACTTCCTAAGATTTAAAACAAGTATGATATCAAATCTATCTATTGACTATACTCCTAATGGTATTGCATTAAATAAGGGTGGCAAGCCATCTGCTATTCGTATTACAATGACGCTAAATGAAGCATTTATTCATACAGCGGCTGATCATCAACCATCTGATTTATTAGAAGAATATCTTGCAGAGAAAGTCGAAGATGCTATCACAGAAACTCTTTCAGATGACGAAGCACCAGAATATGATGCTACTGTCGTAAGAACGAGTACGAATCAACCACCAACTCCTAATCAACAGAGAGCCGATGATGAAGTAACAATCACGACAACGCTCCAAAGTGGAGCAACACAATCCAAAGTAGTGCCTAAATCACAGCTAAAAGATCAGGGGTACAGTGATGCTCAGATAGCGGGTGCAAGCCCAAGTGGTATTGAAGGCGTTACATTCTCATCGAATGGAGCATAATTATGTACTTCGAGAACTTTCCCACAACAAAATTTCATGGCGAGACTCTTGCTGATATCACTCGTAAGGCTAAATTAGATTCAATTGTTGAATCATCTGCTCTTGCTTATATGACATATACAATTGCAGAAGGCGAGAGACCGGAAGACGTAGCATATCTTTATTATGATTCAGTACAGTATTCTTGGTTAGTGCTTATGGCTAATGATATTATTGATCCATATTCACACTGGCCTAAGTCAGAAAAAGAATTAGATGAATATATTAAAGTGCAGTACGCAAAAGAAGCAAACACAACAGGTGACGCTGTAATAGAATGGGCTAAGAATGCAACAATTGGCTCAAATATTTTATATTATCAAGAGTTTGAAGACCCTGCTATTCAATTAAATCGTGCATCATATTTAAATACATCACCAACAGAGAAAGCAAAGTTCTATCCAGTTCGTGTATATGATTACGAATTTTCTCAAAACGAAGCCAGACGAGAAATTGTTTTAATTAACAAAGGTTTATTATCTACAATCAAAGATCAACTTGGAACTGTATTGCATGACTGATTTATTATCTAATGCTGGCTTTTATGTTCTGAAGAGCGCCGTACTCTATCCCCTCTATCCAGACGAGCAAAGAGCCAAAAGCGCCAGTCTGCCCGATTTCGTAGACATCACAAAGGTCGTAACCAACTGGACTCTATCAGAAAGTATGGATTCACCCTTTCTTACAGGCACAATGAAGCTAGTAGAAGGCGATAATCTCATCGAAGACCTGCCCATAAGAGGCGAAGAAAAACTCGAAGTGACCTACACAGACTTCTATGGAGAAGTAGAAACACATGAATTCATTGTATATTCAATAGAAGACGTATCACCTGCAAGTTCTGGTAACGATAGAACAATGAAATATACATTAAACTTCACTACAGAAGATAAACTATTCTCTGATACAAAAGAAATAAAAAGATCCTTCTCAAAAATTAGAATAAGCGACATGGCTAGAATCATATTCGATGACTATTATATGGGAAGTAGTAAAGAACTAGAGATAGAACACACAGATGGAGAGCAAACTTTAGTCATTCCTAACCTTAGACCTGATGCCGCAATGCAGTTTTTATCTAGAAGAGCATATAGTAGTGATAGTAAATCAAGTTTATTTAAATTCTTTGAGACAAGAGAGAAGTATTATTTCTGTACGCATGAGTATCTGATCAAAAAAGACCGTGCAAACAAGGGTAAAACAGAGGAAGAAATAAACCGCCATATTTTTAATTACTCCGTGTTAAATGACAACACAGGACCAGGGCAAATCAGAGCGCAACAGAGTATAAACAACATTAACTTTGGCGGTCATGTCGATTCATTCTCTGATATGAAGCAGGGAACCATACGAAGGCGAGTGACCGAACTCGATCTTGTGAACAGAACGAGAGTGACAAGGGCCTATGACTATTCTATAGAGAGCGATGGCTACGACTATCCAGAACCCATCAAGACTACACATTCGTCTGCGTTTATCTCCAGCTTTATGCCTTTTGGCAGTGCCCACGAGACTACATTGATTGCAGACTTTCCTCAGATAGGGCAGAACGAAGGCGAGCAGTATATGCAGAAGCCATATCAGCATTACTTCGAGAACTATACATCAAAGCCGACTACAAATTATCATTTACAGGCTAATGCTTTTGGTCTATCTATACATGGGCAACACGCCATACGAGTAGGTGACATTATTGAACTTAATCTATATAAGTTAAGCCATTCGTTACAAGGCACAAGAGAAAAAGATAAGCAGAGAAGTGGTAAGTATCTTGTACTATCTAATGTACATAGTTTTGACGGCGATATCTATACAAGTATCTTAGCCGTTACGAAAGGAGGCTTATCATGAGTGAGTGGAGTGACATGATTGGAGTTTTATTAGTAATATCAATAAGTTATACGATATATTTGAAGTTAGAGGATGGTGAATAGATGAGTTTGTTTACGAATATGTTACACTTTGTGGGTGTTGTTGAAGACATTCATGATAAAACGAATGGCGGGCGAGTGAGAGTAAGAGTGTTTGGTATTCATCCACCTCGTGTTCCAGAAGCTGAAGAGGGTGGTGATAGTGTTCCTACAGAGCATTTGCCTTGGGCTACTGTATTAGATGGTACATATGGAGTATCACCAGTCATTCCTACAGTAGGCGATTGGGTGTTTGGTTTCTTTATTGATGGAGCAGAAGCACAACAGCCAATGGTGATGGGGCGTATACCTGGGCAACATCTACAGATGCCTTTTGGTTCAGGCGAACCTGGTGAAGACCCTTATCTTCCACCAGATGTAGTGAATCAATTCGGGCGCCCACCACTTCATCGTTATCAAAGCGGTGAAGAAGCAGGTAAGGGGCAGACACTACTACAGAGAGTATTATCGAATACAGGTATCGAACAAGCAGATGGGGCAGCCTTTGATGAGCCACCTATTATGATGCCTGAAAACAATTATAACAATAGAGTCATCAAAAGTAAAGGCGGAGATAACTTTATTGTGATTGGAGATGGTAAAGAAGGCGAATCAAGTGATTACTTTCTTATCTCTCATAGTTCAGGCTCTGTCTTTCAGATTGATCCAAATGGTACTATCTTTGTTAAAGCCTTTGGTGATAAGTATACATCAACTCAGGGTGTAGAGTCAAACTTTGTTCGAGGCTCTTCACATACTAATATCGAAGAAGACTATACAATAAAGATTGGTAAGAAAGGTAAGATACAGATCAATGGTAGTCTTGATATCGAATGTACTGACTTTAACGTAAGAGCCGCTCGTAATATTAATCTTGATGCTAACATTAAGACGAATATATCGGGTTCAGGTGTTGGTATATTTGCTAGTGCTGATGATATCAATATGGTTGCAATGACAAATCTAAAAGCTAAGACAACCCTGGGCGGTATGTACTTTCAGTGTCTATTACCGGGTGGTCCTGCTAACTTAGCCGGTGATGGGGGTGACTTCCACGTTGATGCTTATAAGATGAATCTAAACAGTGCCGCATATACACGAATACACAGTATGGGTACACCTGCAATTAGTGATCAGACATTACCTGCGCCCGATTTAGGGCATCTTGGTATTGACATACAGAGTCTTACATCTACTCGTATCGAAGGGCTTGGTACAGTGAATATTGAATCACTTGGAGCAATGGGTATTAACTCTGGAGCCGCACTTGGAATCAAGAGTGTTGGTACGATGGACCTTCATGCTACAGGGCAACTTGGATTAGGGGCTGGTGGACTAGTGAATATGGATGGTACGTTAGTAAACATTGGTAATGGTACTGGAAGCCTTACATCAGGTCTTGCTTCGGGAACAGTTGCGACATCGAAAGCACCACAGTTACTACAAAGCACAACGTTCTCTGTGATTCCTAATATAGCACTAGAGACTGCTAAAGTAGTTAAGCCACAGAAGATTGAGAATGCAGCCCACCCTGTCATACCACCAAAAACTGAGAGATGGTATCATCCAATCGTGAATCTGATGAGGAGTGATCCTAATGACTAACACTAAATACTTTTTGGGTGGTTATCAATACCATTATAACACTAATACTATTATCTGTCAAGGGCTATCATGTCAATAGAATGTAATAATACTGCGCCACTAGCAAGTCGTTTTTCGGAGTTAACTGATGTTAATAACATTGGTGACATCGACTTTACGCCTTTGATATCTAGACCTGACCCACTCGATAATATAGATCGTGCTTCGGTTAAGTCTATCACAGATGGAATGAATGAGATACTTACTGATATAGACTTGGGTGCGTACCCGACACTAGCTAGTAGAAGAGGGCAGTTTCCTTTACTTTATGCTGAAGTCGCTGACTATCTTATTACAAATAACATAGACCCTGTTGATGTACAGATTGCTGTAGAGTCTTATAATGGGGGTGAACTGAACAACTTAGTTGCTAAGACTGTAGATGATCTTGACTTGTATTATAATGATAACTATGCTAAGAGTATTGCCGAGGGTACTTGTGGTAAGTTTGGTAGTACGATAACTGAGTTACTTGCTACATTCTCTCTATTAGATGCTACATTAGATAAGTTGACTGATCTAAAGAACATTGAGTGGAATCTCAAGAAAGAAGCCATTAAGAAGACACAAGAACAATTACTTGAAGAGTTTGCTGATAAACTTACAGAGATTATTGATAAACTATTTGAGAAGGTCATTAAGAAGATACTTGATGGTATGGAAGGGCTAGGTAAAGAACTAGTTAAACTTATCACTGATCCAAAGAATACCATTAGTGGCTATATGGATAAGATTACAGAAGAAGCAACAGACTTCTATAATGGCGATACCATGACTAGAATCAAGAACAATGTTTCTAAGTTTATTACTGGTATGATTGCTATGTTTGAGAGACCCACTATAGCCAATATACAAATGATACTACACATACTATGTAACTTCGTAGAAGTTCTACTAGGTATTATATTCTCGCCTGCAGAAGAGTTCAACAAGATAGTAAATGCTATTACTGGAGAATCACAAGCCCTTAGTTGTTCTAGTAAGAATGAGTATAAGATTGCTGTAGAAGCCGGTGCTGTTAGAATATCAGAAGAGGCTGGTGATACGATAAGACAATCATGTACTGCTGTAATAAATGAAAAGGCTCTTGATAATAGTGTGAATAGATATCTAGAAGAAGTAATACTTATCATGCCACCCCCAATGCCACCAAGAGTTAAGTATGTTGTTAAGTATAGACAGCCTGGTGAACTTGGTTATATAGATCCCGCTACACAACAACTAGCTATACCAGAGAACGTTGATTATATACATGAAGAAGGCGTCACAGACGATGAGAGAAAAGCTATTGATGAACTCTACAAGAAGAAAGATATGTTTCTTGGTAGGAAGATAGATAGAACATATATAGGTCCTACTGAGTTAATTAAGTTTAGTGATAAAGTGATAGAAGATCAGCAATGGAAGGGTGTTAAGCAGGGTGTATGGTCTAAGCTATTGCGTATGTCTGCTCTTACTGGAGAACGATTCGAGTTAAGAGAAGGAAGAGTAGCGCCTGACGTAGAAGTTTTGAATGCTCGTGCTAGACGCTTTGGTAAGAAACAGGGTACTGTAGATGCTTATCATAAGAAGTATAGTGGATATGCTGTAGAACTGAATGTTACTGATGAGAATAGACAGAAAGCTATACTAGCCGCTAGTAGAGTAGGCTTTACTGGTATTCATGTTGGTAAGACTTACATTAAACTAGACTTAGGTACTAGAAGTGGTAGTGTAAGTGATGGTAATGATCCAAGATGGGATGGTGATGAAGCGTTAGCAGGTACAGACTTGATTCGGGTTCAGTCTATGATGAAGAAGCATCTAATAGATGGATATAGAAAACGAAGAGAGGGGTTTGATGACTTTAACATGACTGACCCATCTACATTCGTAGTAGAGGAAGATAATACGGGCGAAAGCATATTCGTTGAGAACACGAATCCATTTATTTCACCTAATCCGAGCAATGTTGTGGAAGAGAATGATCCACCACCGCCACCATTCGAATACACTCCGACATTTTAACTATAAATACTCTATAAAAGGATAGAACAATGGCACTGACACCCAGAACAAGAAGCGCAGAATTTTTCTCTGACTTCACACGAAACTTAGATCAAGTGCCTGGGCGTGGTGATCCTTCTCGTATTATTAATGAGAATGCAGTAAAGCAAAGCATTAGAAATCTAGTACTCACTGATAGAGGTGAGCGATTAATGCAACCAACGATAGGGTGTGATATACGAGGTAGCCTCTTTGAGAATATCGATGCTAATACTATACTGATATTAGAAGAGAACATAAAGACTACCATCAAAACATTTGAGCCTCGATGTAATCTAAGAGATGTTGAGGTACTTGCTAATACTGATAATAACGACTTACAAGTGACCATTGTTTTTAGTGTAATAAATACCACTACTACATCTTCACTTACAATTGATCTTAATAGGGTAAGATAGACATGGCTGACTTGTCACCAATAACAAATATGGATTTTGAGTCTACTAAGGAATCATTAAAGATATTCCTAAAGAATCAAGATAGATTTAAAGACTTTGATTACGAAGGCTCTAACATGAATGTACTGTTAGATGTTTTGTCGTATAACACATACTATAATAGCTATTACTATAACATGGCTATATCTGAGATGTTTCTTGATAGTGCTACACAACGTAATAGTGTTATCTCTCATGCTAAAGAGTTAAACTATCTACCTACAAGTAGACGTAGTTCAGCAACCAAGCTAACATTGCGTATTGTTATACCTAATCTAGATAGTAACTACTTCACTGTACCTAAGAACACTGCGTTTCTAGGCCGTTGTGGTAGTAAGACATATACATTCCTTACAGATCAAACATATAACGCTGTGAGAACAGCAACTGATGCTACTGTGTATGTTGTGAATGATGTTGATGTATATGAAGGGCGTATGATAACAGAAACAATTACGTCTGCTAATACTATACTATCAAACAATACAATCGATACACGAAGCCTTGAAGTAACTGTAAATGGCGAGACTTACACATATCGTTCTGATATCTTTGGTGCAACTGAGAATGATAAAGTATTCTATCTACAGCCCGAGAATGATGGTAAGTACTCTGTACAGTTTGGGCATGACAAGTTTGGTAAGCAACCAACGATCACTGATTCTATTCTAGCGACCTATAGGGTGTCGTCAGGCGCTTCGGCTAATGGCGTTACTTCAATGACTAAGGGTAACTTCAATGGTACTTCTTCGATTAGCGTGGCTCTTGTTGCTCAGACAAGTGGTGGTTCAGCGGCTGAAGGCATTGACTCAATTCGGACTTTTGCGCCTAAGGCGCTTCAAGTGCAAGAGAGAGCAGTAACGAAACGAGACTACGAGACTCTACTGCGTTCTCGTTTTCCTAACATTCAAGCAATCTCTGTATATGGTGGCGATGAAATTGATCCACCACAGTTTGGTAAAGTAGTGATATCTGTAGATGTAGTTGGTGGTGAAGGTGCGGCTGACTACGAGATTGCTAACTTTAAAGCGTATCTACGAGATAAGACTCCATTAACAATTGAGACTGTGTTTGTTGTTGCTAAGTTTCTATTCGTTGATAGTGATATTAATGTGGTATATGACCCAACTCTTACCACTAAGAGTCTTGGGCAGATTCAGAGCGAAGTCAATGCGGGTATCATTGAGTATCAAGATACTAATCTGAATGACTTTAATGTAACACTAAGACAGTCACGACTAGCCTCTTATCTAGATAGTCTTGATTCTTCAATCGTATCGACTGATATCATAAGTAAGCCTATCATTGAATATGTTCCAAGATTGAACTTTGCGACTAGCCCATCGTTCTCGTTTGAGTCTCAGTTAGTACAGCCATATCCATTTGATGAGGCTTCTGGATTCTCAACATTCAAGCCTGCTGTTAAGTCAACTAAGTTTAGTGTAGAGGGTACTCTTGTATCAGCACAAGATGATGGTAATGGTAATATTATGCTTGTAACAGAAACTGCTGATAGTGAAAGTGTATTCAAGCCTAGTGTTGGTACGATTAATTATACTACAGGTGCTATCAAGTTGTCAAATTTAAACATTGAGTCTTTCCAGAACAGCGCAATTAAGTTCACAGCAAATACGGTAAATAAAGATATACGCCCACCAAAAGATCGTATCATTATGATTCGTGGTGAAGATGTAACAGTAACAGTAAAACCATTGGAATCATAATTCATGCCTGTTGAAATTAGAGATGCTATCTATTCTGGAATTAGCGAACAATTTCCGTCTATCTATACTGAAGATGGATCGTTTCTCATTGAGTTCGTAAAGTCGTATTATGAGTATCTTGACGGAAAGAATGATCGTAACATACCTAAACTAAAAGACATTGATTCAACTCTATCAACATTCTTAATCTATTATAAGAAGAAGTATCTGGCTGATCTTCCTCTTGACACAAATATAGATATTCGATTTATCATTAAGCACATTCAAGATATGTACAAGAGAAAGGGTTCTCAGGAAAGTCTTGAGTTACTGTTTCAATTGTTCTTTAATGAAGACATCGAGATATTCTATCCAAGCACGGCTGTACTAAGACCATCTGATTCTATCTGGGGCGGCGATGCTTTTCTTGAGATGCTACCTGTATATACTGTAGACGAATATCCAATTAAGAAGGGGCAACGCATTAAGGGCGACCTTTCTCTTGCGTCAGCGTTTGTCGATGAAGTAATCTTTATAAACTTCTCGGGCGCTTTGACTCCAATTGTTTATCTATCTAATGTAGCCGGTAGTTTTGTTTCCGATGATGGTATTCAAATCGCTACTACTAATCCCGATGGTACTGAGTCTCTTTTCAATAGAGGGCGAATCATGGCTGGGTCTGTCAGTGCAATCACTGTTAGTAAGATCAGTGATAGATTAGCCAATCAGAGACTAGGTGATAGAGTAAGTTTAATTTCCGATCTAAGTGGTGTCGAAGGGCAAGGGCGAGTAACAAAAATTTCAGAGACTATTACTGGTACGATTGATTTTGAAATTGTTGATGGTGGATTTGGTTATGTTGATCCAAACTCACAGTCTCTTGTCGTAAAGAATGACATTGGTATTAGTAATCATGTAATGGTTTTGAAAGGCGAAACACTCCTAGACATTAAAAGGGGTGATGTGCTTATCGCTAATGGTAACAGTCTTGGATCAACTGGCTCTAGTGATATTGATTACACGATTACTGGTTCTGGTAAAGTTGTTGATTATGTTCATCCTCTAGTGTTCTTATACAGCAACACATATGAAGAAGTATTAGAGTTTGCCAATCGAACTTTATCCGCATACTCTGCGCCAGCAACAGCTATTGCGCCCTTCGAAGAAAAACTCTTGATTGCGGGCATGAGAAACGCACAATACGCTGAATACATTACATCTGATGATAATGTAGATGTTCTACCACTAAGCACACTACCTGTTGAGTACAGCGATTATCAGAGTAACTATCTCAAGCCTAATCAGTTATGGACTGAAGTTCTTAACGACACTGGCCAAGATCATGCGTTTAAAGTCAACAGTCTATCGATGCCATACAAGATAGACGTTTCGCAGGATGCGTACTATCCACCAAACCCATCGAGTACGCCATTCACTGGATTTGGTATTAATTCCATACAAGCACTAAGAGACTATATTAATGTTCTTACTCTTTCTGGTGACTTTCCAGTAATCACACCACAATATAGATTTCATGATAGTAGCGATGATACAGAGGCTCTAAGATACGCAGAGCATTCTCAGACTTGGGAAGATATAATGGCTGGTCTACTCTTGGGCTTTTCTAAGTTTGGAATATATCCTGCATTCAGAGTGGGTGTTGATAATACATCTGTGATAACGCAGAACTATGTTGTTGATGGTAGAAACTATTTAATATATGATAATGGTGACGGCAACAAAGATTGGACTACTCTGGGCGCATTGTCAGCTAGGGGTGTTGAGGGTTTGGTCTTTAATGCTACTGTAGACAATACATTCCAGAATCCATATGATGGATTGGTTGTCGATGTCACAAGTATGTCGCCAGATCAGATATCCGAGATTCACTTAAACAGATTAAGAGTCAAGTCACCGACTCAGGACTCTAGTACAAATAATGCTCGTAACTATAGAGTGCCTAATCATGCGGGTACTGTTGTTGCGTATCCAACTGGAGTTCAAGCCCCTGAGTTTTCCTTTTCTAGATATAGAGGAGATCAAGCACAGTTTGATGCAGTTAGCGCAACTGATGTTGCATTGGCGCCTATCGAATTAAATAATTATGGTGCCTTCAATGACTCTGCTGATTTTGAAATAGGTGAGATTGATAATGTAGAAACAGTAACTCTTATTACAGATCGAATTAAAGATTTTGCAAACATAGAACTAGATATTAATAATGATGGTGTGATTAATACTGATGACTACGGTATGTCTGGGCCCTCAAATGAAAATCTGAATACTAGTATCAATGAAGCGTTTAGCCCAATAACACTAAAGATTGGTAGCATCTCTAAATTAAATATTTTGAGCCCAGGTATAGACTATAGAAACGATACTAGAGTCTCTATTGATAACCCAGGTATATCTACTTTCAACAAGAAAGATTTGATACTCAACTTCAATAACATCGACTTTGATATTTCTGTTGGAGATATCATTGAACAGAAAATCAAGATACCAGATATTCAGATCAATCAAACTGGTAACTATGTTCATACGTTTTTGGCAGACGGCTCCACTCTTGTGATTGATGGTATGGGGTCTGTTGCAACTGGTACTAACTACGCAAATACCACCACAACATTCCAATACGTTGAGTCTAACTCGCTAGATTATACAGTGAAGGGTAAGTTCATTAAAAGAATTGGCAATGACTACTACTTCCGACAACTAAGTTTCTATGACTTCGAGAAGTCTGTTCGTATTCAGGGTCTTATAGGGCAAACTGAATATATTATTTCTTCTTTGGGTAATCTGCCCTCATCTACTTGGAATGCCTTAGGCGCATCGAGCAACCCAACAGTGGGGGAGATATTTACATCAACGACTTCTGCTACCATTCAGGGCATGATTAATGACAACACAATATCTTCTACTAGCTTAGGTGAAGTGAGCCCACCAGTGATCATTGGTGGTTCTAAAAAAATATTGACGCTAGTGAGAAGAGATGAAGACTCTCTGCCTATGGGTGCTAATGCTGAGATCAGTGCTAACGCATCATTCCAAACTGGGCAGGTAGATGAGATATCTGTAACGAAAACTGGCTACAGATACACTGATGAAGAAACGGTCAGTATTGTGAACCTAGAAGAAACTAGTGAAAACTATAATAGGACAATAGCTAAAGCAAATCTTCGTGTTCTCGGGCAGGGCAAAACTGCAGGTAAGTGGTTATCCAAAACTTCTTTCTTGAGTGAGTCTTCAAAGAAAATACATGATAATGACTACTACCAAGAATACTCGTATGAAATTTCTTCCATCATAACACCAGAAAGATATGAGTCTTTGATATCTGATACAGTTGGTGTGGCTGGCACTAAGCTATTTAGTAAGCCACTTATTAATAGTGATAACTCGATGGATAGCACACTTAATCTAGAGATATCTACGTTTAACATTAGGTCGGTCCCTTTCTTGACAACAAAGAAAACTACTGCGAGGGGTATAAATGCTGGGCAAAGTTACACTATCATCGATTCCGGGCTTGATAGCGATAGTTCGAATGGTGGATTGACTAGAGAGCAATGGATAGATGTTGGTGCTGAATATGACGACACTGCAATTGTGTCCCCGATTGGATTAGACATAGGCCAGACATATATTGTGCAAGACATCGGTTCAGCGTCTTGGAACATTGTTAAAGACTTACCCGCCACTGAGAGATATGAGTGGTTTCAGTTCTGGTTCTTCTTTACAGGGGGTCATTATGGAAACATATTCAATATAGACATTAACGGTTCAGGAAGTGTGAATAGCTCCGATATCTTCGAAATGAATGGTATGATTGAAGGTAGGACTGAAATAAATAGCGTATTTTTAGCCGCTCTTAATAGTATTGATACGGGTCTAGTTGTGGATAACGCATTCTTTAGCAATTCGAATTCAGGGTATGTTGACGATTTAAGAGATAACCCACCAGGGAGTCTGCTCGATGTAGTATTTACATCACGCCAACCTAAAATCGGAATCCCATTTATTGCAACTAAAGATGGTATAAACATAACCGGTCTTTCTCTGAGCGACACTACAAGTCTAACAAGTGTATCATACATAGACGGTATTATGGTCACTCCATACTGGGCTAACGAAGAGCCAGGTAACAATGATATCGGTTGGATGTCTCCAGTGATGGGGAGGAACTATGCGCTTAGTTATTATGGTACACCATACCCGGCTTTTGATTTTGATACTAATGAAGCATTTGAAAACGCAATGTATATATCTGACACATTTGATGTCTATAATCCACAATTTTTTCCAGAAAATAGAGTTAATATTACATCGGGCGACTATTATATTATTCTAGATATGCCTTATCATGACGGACCTGGTGGTCTTGCATATGTCAATCCGCCATATGCAAACACAACTCAACATTACATAAACAGTTGGAACATTCATAATGTATCATCAGCCTCGACCAGGGAAAGTCGTTTAGTTGCTATGTGGAACACTTATTTCGATATAGATACTGGAGTAGTCGATGTCGCAGATACTGCTACTTATCCTGTGAGTGGACTTACTATAGTTAAGGGTAAGTCGTCATTACCAACAGACGAGTCTGATTATAATGATGGTACTGGAAGCCTTACATCAGCGCCTTTACATCTAGCAAACATAACATCTGCTGTTGTGGTAATTGATGCAGATAATGATATTTCTGGCTTCACTATTAATAAATCGAATCACGGTATGGTTAACGATACTGTGGTTGAGTATAGAAAGTTTGGTGCAGGTAATAGTGGTAATCTAACAGACCCGACTACGGGCGATAACAGTGATGCGTATCAGAGTGACACCGCCGGCATGAACGAAGCGTATTTCTATTATGTCGTAAATGCTACCGCTAACACTTTCCAGTTGTCACGAATGCCTATGCAGGGTTCTTCTGAACCATCTGTTAATCAGATTGACTTGTCAACGATGACTGGCTCTGAGCATTTATTGATCAAGCACACTGCTATCCATGCAGATCAAAGCACACTAATTAGTATTCAGGAGTTATAGAATGGCAACACTACGAATCACATCAGATGGCGATCCGCATCCAGTAAAGGCTGGTGACAATCTAGTAAATGACGGGTTCACTTCTAGACAATTTTTTAACAATGCTTTCATTGCAGATCAGCGTCACGATTTTTCGTTTACATATAGAGCAGGTAGTTCAACTAGAGACCCGCATCCTGTTGATCTGAATCAACCTATAGGTATAGCGATAAATGGTGTGACTATATATAGTAGTGGGTCACCCAATCGTGGTATTGAATCTTTTGGATTAACTGCACCAACTAATTTTACTTGGAATACTGTTGCTTTACCCACAGATTTTCCAGTTGACCCCGCAGGCGGTAGACCAGAAGAAAATGGTGAATATAGATATAGAAACTGCTCTTTTTATAAGGCAGGTATGCTAGGCAACTCAGTCTTTGTGCAGTCTAGTCAATATCTATCACAATCGACTAATTTTGGTTCAGATAAGTTGAGACATGAAGACGGGCATTCTAAGATTTTGGGTTATGCTTTTGACGGGTACCCTATATATGGCCCTTATGGCTATGTAGATGTGAACGCAACTCCAGATATTGGTGGGACTGCCCCCGATGTGACTAGAATGAGAAGTTCATATGTTTTGAGAGATCAAGAGGCTGATGGTAGGGTGTATTCATATACGCAAGTACCTAGAGGGTCTTTTATCGAAGATTATCGTTTTGTATCAAATTTACCAACTGGTACTCTTGACGAACACAATGGAAGAACTTGCACGACCCCTGATTACCCAAATGGTACTTATGCGTATTTCTTAACATTCACTGATGGTGATTTAAATATACCAGAATACCCCTATGTAATAGGTCCATCAACTAGAGAGCGAAGAACAGCTTAACTAAACGGAAAGAATAATGGCAAAGATTATAACAGAGAATTTTAAAGTCGAAACTACAAACGAGTTATACACCTCGTTTAAAAGTCAGAATGGCATACTAGCCAACAACTTTGAAAATCAGCTTAGTGCATACAACACAGCATTTTTAAGCCCTGCTAGTAGGGCTCTTCTTACGGGCGATATTACTGACATCAAAGCATTTGTCACAAATCAACTTGAAGTTTTGCGCCCAGAGTCTGATTACTACATTATGGCTTCTAGAGCATTAACCGATATTGAGGGTGTGCCTGTAATTCAAAATACACAGAAAGATAAAAGAGACTTTCAAAGAAAGGTTATATTTGGTGCTAAGATAAGTGAAGATTCAGCAAGATATATGTTTTTTGAGAAACCTTGGATTGCTGGCAGTAGATACGATGCGTTTGATGATACTATAGACATCGAGGATCTGAATTGTATAGTGACGATTAGAAGTGCTGATGATGACTACTTAGTATTTAAATGTATAGAAAATAATAATGGGGGTCTCTCAACAACAAGCCCACACTCTGTGGTTAGTGAGTTAGCCGATTCTGCATATCAATCTGTAGAAACTACAGACAAATATATTTGGCAATATATGTTCACTGTGCCTTCATCAGAAGCAGAAACGTATAAGACATCTGATAGCTTACCTCTCCCTGCAGGCGGTGGTGACCCTAACGTTATTGCTAACGCAAAAGAGTGTGTCTCTCAAATAGTTATAGAAAGCACTCCACCTAGCCATTTTAACCAATTTATATTTGACATAAGAGATAATGGATTAAGACCATCTAATGTTACTGCATTAAATAATGAGCCGATAGAAGGCACTAATCTAATGAGGGTTAAACTGGGTATTCAGAACACATCTGTCTTGTCTAATATTACCGGTCATTATACTAGAATGTACTTACGGTCTGGTGAGGGCGATACAGCAGGTAAACTGTATGATATTATCAGTTCCAAATCAAGCGCACTAACTTCAGAAATAACAGTAGAAGTGGAGACTACTGATACTCTTCCACCTATATGTCAGCTTGTTCCTAAAATTTCTGTGACAGAAGGTTCAATTGATGGTGAACGATGTAAGGCATATGGTGTCATCGATAATCTAGGGACACTAGTAAGAGTCGCATTTGAAAACAAAGGGTCGAAATATAAAATAGCAGAAGCTGAGGCAGTTAATCCAAAGGGCCTTAGTGACGAAACACCGACAACCCTTCGTGTGGTCATATCACCAACTGGTGGTCATGGGTCTAATCCAATTAATGAAATAGCTATGAGTCGTATAGCTGTGGTCGTAAATTTCTCTGGTGAAAACGCAAACACGCCAAAATCTTATTACTACACACAAGTTGGATTACTAAAAAATCCAGAATTCGTAGGTGGTGGTCAACCTTCGACTTTTGATAATCGAACAGTCGCAACGTTTACTGGTGATAAAACGCTACAGACTGCACCAGGTAGATTTGCACAACAGTTTATCAAGACTGAAGATGTCAAGCAGTTTCAGCCTGGAAGACACTACACTGTCGTAGACCCAGGTAACATGAGTATTTCTGAGTGGGGTAGTATTGGCGTATCCCCAGACGCTTCTGGTAATATACCCGCCGGTTTGACTTTTTATGTTGATCCGTCTAACTCCACCATTTTGGATTCTTCTAGAACTGGTAAAATCTCTTCTGCGGTTACGAATTTCTCGCCAGATGAAGACATAGAAACAATAACGGCAAAAGTGCATCAAAGCGATTTTATTACATCACCTAGTGAAGTGACCAAAGTGTATTTTACAGACTATACAGGGCCTTTCAAGAGTAAGATTCATCCTGGTCCTATCACGATAAAAAATCGTGCTGATTCTGCTGGCGGTGATACTATCAATATAAATACTTTTAGTAATATTGAACATGGTGATTATGTGCCGTACACTGGACAGCTTCTACACTACTTAGATTTTTCGCCGATAGAAAGAACAGCAACTACAAAAGAAAAGATTAAATTCTTATTTGATTTTTAAGGGAAGAGAATAACACATGGGTATTAACACAGACTTAAATGTAGATCCGTACTACGATGACTTTGACGAGGCTAAACAGTTCAATAAGGTTCTGTTCAAGCCAGCGAAGGCTGTTCAAGCACGAGAATTGACTCAGCTTCAAACCATTCTACAGAAACAGGTAGAGAGATTCGGTTCGAACATATACAAAGAAGGTACTATCATTAGTGGTGTTAACTTGACTGCTCGTGATGATCTTTTCTTTGTGAAGTTAAACGATAAGGTTGGATTTTCCAACCCAGCAGTTTACGATCAAGTTATCAATGATGACGGAACTACAACCACATTCACTGTTCAGGGCTCAACTTCTGGTCTAACAGCAGAGGTCATTAAGGGTGAGAATGGATTCCAAACTCAAGCACCAGATTTAAAAACATTCTACGTCAAGTATCTAAACTCTAATCAAGATAATGACGTAGACGTAAAGAGATTTATACAGGGTGAGATTCTAACGATACGAGACAGCAACGGTGGTGTTGTTGGCTCTGTTACTGTCAATGACGCAAGCGGACATGAAGGTAGATCATTTGGTATATCTTGTGAAGAGGGTGTCATCTATCAGAAAGGGCACTTCATCTTTGTTGACAATCAATTCATAATTGCAAACAAGTATAGTAATGTGCCGGGTAATGTGTCAGTAGGATTTGCGATAAAAGAAAATCTTATTGACTCCGATCAGGACACAACTCTTCTCGATAACGCTTCTGGATTTAACAATGAAAATGCACCAGGTGCTGATAGACTACAGCTTGTACCTACACTAGTATCGTACCCAACTAGCGCAGAGCCCACAGAGTTCTTTTCTCTAATCAGATATGTTGGTGGACAGCCAGTTCGTATTCGTGATCGAACCGAATTTAATATCATTGGAAATGAGTTAGCAAGAAGAACATATGAAGAGTCTGGTAACTATGTGGTAAATGGACTTAATGTAACTCTAGAAAGAGAAGCTAATACAGCCTATGCAGTATTACAACCGGGCAAAGCATACATTTATGGTAAAGAGATCACTAAAGTATCTCCAACCAAGCTAGAAATAGACCCGCTTACAGCAACTCAATCTAAAATCGGTCAGCGTACTGGTGTTTCATATGGGCAGTATTATGAATTTAATGGATCGCCTGGCGAATCTTTACCATCCTTCGTTTTAACCGGTGGAGAGACTGGGCTATATCTACTATTCAATAACGGAACATTAGTTGGTAGATGTGGTATATCAAACATCACTACAGATGGAACAGTCGGTAGAATATATGTTTATGCAATCACAAAAATTGCTGGGCAAGAAACTACAGCACCTAACCAGATAGGTATATCAAGTCAAAATAATATAAGACTCTACAGAGAAGATACTGGGTTTGATTCTTCTACTGGAACATTTGCAACAACTAAATCTGCAACCACAGGTACTCAGGCAGCAAAATTGTATGAGAGTAATAAAGGTTGCATGATATTTGACACAGGTAAAGACGGCATGAGTACTCACGCTAATGTCTCTGTTACCAGAAGAATTAGGCAAAGTATAAGCGGTAACTCAGTGACATTATCAGCGGCTGATGGATTTCCGTTAACTGGTAATATGGTTGCAGTAAGTACAACAGGTTCGCTTATTGAAGTAACAGGTAGTTCATATGCTGACGACAATGAAGTTTCTGTAACTCTAGGTAGTGCTTCAAGTTCTGCTTTATACTATGACAGAGTAGATGCTGTAGAGGAAGACACATTATCATTAGAAACTGTTTACGTCAAGTCTATATACAATTCTTCTACTAAGAAAGCACTGCTTGGTGTTCCTAACGTAGTAGAAATAGTATCCATTCAGACTCAGTTTGGTAGTCAGGCGGATGGTAGTGAAGACGTAACTTCTAAATTCAGATTGGTTAGTAATCAAAAAGATGGATTCTATGACATATCTTATATAGCTTTGGGAGCAGGTGAAGAACTTCTAAATAATGATCTTCTTATACGATTTAAGTATCTAAGAAGAAATACCAGTGTCAATGGTGGTTATCTTTCAGTAGATAGCTATGAATCTATATCAGAAGATGAAAAACATCTGATACAAGCATATGTATCTAAGGAAGCAAGAGAGTACAATCTATTAGACTGTTTTGACTTCAGACCTTATGCCAGAAATATGGTTACACCTTCTACTGGCGCTAATGCTGATATTGTAACTGCATCTGAATTGGTAATATCGCCCAGAGAAATAGTACCCGCACTAAACTCAACAATATCTTCCGATCAGACATACTTTATGGCTAGAATGGATAGTGTTGTTCTTGACGAGTATTCTAATGTCAAATTGATCAAAGGTGGTGAAGATGAAAATCCCAAAGCACCCAAACTAGATTCCTTATATCGACTTGCCAATATTAAGATACCCGGTGCTACTAGTCGTATAACAGGACCAGGTAAAATTACTGTCACTGACGTATCGACACAAAATTATAGAATGGAAGACATCGGTAGAATCGAGAAAAGAATCGACTCTCTTGTCGATATTGTCTCTTTGAGTCTTCTTGAAGCAGAAACAAACAGTATGCTAATACCCGATGAAAATGGCGCAGACAGATTTAAGAATGGTATTTTAGCAGACGCATTTGCCAATGTTCAATTAGCAGATATTCTTGATCCAGAGTTTAAATCTTCGCTTGACAGAGGTAGAACAGTTGTAACACCTTCTGTGAAACAATTCCCTGTAGACTTAAAAGCGTCTACTGGTGATGGCGTACAATTGTCTTTCCCAGATGTTGTGACTATGGCTAAAACTGGAACTAATGTCAATGTTATCAATCAGCCTTACGCAACTTCTTTCAGAAACTGTGTGTCTAACTTCTATGACTTTAGAGGTAGAACTATTATTGATCCACCTTTTGACTCTGGGTATGACGTAATTAAGAATCCAGAAGTTAATTTAGAGATTGATATAGAAGGTCCAATGTTGGATTTGCTCGATAATATCCAAGAGATCATGCCGATTACAAGTGAAGAACTTCTCAGCGAGGAGCGAATAAGCACTCAGAGAACTAGGCGTGGTAGACGAAGAGTTAGAACTGGAACATTCCTTCAAGACATTGAAACCAAATCTTTGACTAGTAGTTCTAGTCAACTAAATCAGGCGGTGGGTAATTTCGTTACTGATGTGAATATGAAGCCTTATCTGAGAAGAAAGGAAATTAAGATTCTTATCACTGGTTTAAGACCATCAACTCGTCACTACTTCTTCTTTGACGAGGTTGATGTTAACGAACACGTTGCGCCCGCCAGAAATATTAGATTTGGTAGACGCAATAGTTCTACTCTCGATGTTAAAAGAGTTTCTAGTTCTTGGCGCAGAAGTAAGGGTAGAGTAGTAAGAAGTGATTCTAATGGTGTCTTGGCGGCTGTCTTTATGATACCCGCAGAAACTTTCTTTGTTGGTGAGAACGTACTTGAAGTTGTGGATGTTGATGAGTACAACTCTATAGAGTCTGGCTCTACCTCATATGGTAAAGCGACATATAGAGGGTATAACTTTGCAGTCAATAAGTCTTCTGTGAGTATGACCACAAGAACTGTAGACTTCGACACTCAGATAGATATTGTCCAGAGAGAAGTCACTAGACGAATCGGTGACCCGATTGCACAAACATTTAAAGTTAAATCTTCTAGCACAGAAGGTAGTAATGTAGCATTTATTAGTGATATTGACGTATACTTTAAGAGAAAGAGTGCAACAACTGGGGTGACATTACAAATACGAGAAGTTCAAAATGGTTACCCGTCTAAGAATGTACTACCATTCGCAAGCAAACATCATGAACCATCAGAGGTTTATGTGTCTGATGATGGTACTATGGCTACCAAATTTACGTTCGACAATCCTGTTAGACTGAACGCAGATAAAGAATATTCGTTCGTAGTTATACCGGATGCTAACTCACCAGACTACTTAATCCATACTGCAAAAGTTGGTGAGATTAGTAAGTCTAAGGGTTCCGTTGCAACTCAGCTTGCTATTACTAATGACTGGGGTGATGGCGTTCTATTTACGTCAACAAACGATAGTGCATGGAAGTCTTATCAAGACGAGGACATTAAGTTTTCGATAAATCGCTATGACTTCTCTACGACCAACTCAACAGTAGACCTAGAGCCGAATGACCCCGAGTTTATTAATATTAGAGATGTTAGTGGAAATTTCTTGGTAGACGAAATCGCATATGTTAAGAAATCGCAGACGTTTAGTGCAAGTGTTAGTGGTGATGATCTTAACATAATTACAATTTCCGGTTCACCGGGGATATCTATCGGTGATTATATACACATAGAAAATAATACAGCCACGGACTTCATTCTAGCCAAGGTCTTAAATGTTGATACAGAGGCTGCTGTCAAGGTCTTTACTGTGGACACGCCTTTCTCAGAAGCTACATTGTCTGCTCAAGTGACTCTAGTAGTTGCGGGTAAGGTTTCTCACTTTAACCCAAGAAAACCACATGAGATATTTTTACGAGGAAGCTCCGCAGTAACTACTAACTATCTTGACGATGAAGCACCAGTTCAAATGGGCTCTTTCGATGTAGGTACTACCTATACAATTACTGACGTAAGTCAGGGTGATACTTCAAATGCTGATTGGCGTAATGCAGGTGTGAGTCAGAATGTTACCCCTGCTGTCGGTGTTCAGTTCGTGTGTACTGATGAGGGTAACTCTGCTTCCAGTGGTATGGCTAGACCTAACTCTCAGATTGTACAGGGCTCTGATAGTGGTGCTTCTGCAGGCATAAATGGTGTTAAGTCTCAAAAGATTTCGTATTTCCAACCACAGATTTATGTTGCAGACTCTCTTACTACCAACACAAGTCTTTCTCTATTGAAGGGCGATGGGTTGATTGATAAGGAGATTGATAAAAAGGCTAATGTTTATACGACAAATAATATTAGATCAGTGCATAGTAAAAGTCATGTTGAAAGCAACCCTTCAGCATCACAAGACTTTAAGATTCGTGTCGAGTTATCTAACAATGGTGTTTCTACGGCGACACCTATTATAGATAAGGAGTTGTCTGAGATTCAAGGTTATGAATATCATATCACAAACACTGAATTGTCTACATCTAATTGGGTGACTAAAGAGGTTATTCTAAAAGAAGACTTGAATGCAGTAGGAATGAGAGTATATCTTGCGGCTTACAGACCTGCAGGTACATTTGTCGATGTGTATGGGAGATTTACATATCCAACTATTCAAGGTGAAGATCAGGGGCAGTGGTATCAGTTAACGAATAAGAATCCAGACTTATATTCAAACACCAGTAATACAAAAGATTATAGACAGTTTGAATATAACTTACCAGAAACGGTAGACTCTTTAGAATACAGCACCTTCCAGTTGAAGTTTGTATTAAGACATGGTAATACTTCGTCTGAATCAGAGTTAAATAACCCTAGATTTAGTGGTATTGTTCCAGATGTGAATCTTTTCCCACACATATATGACTACAGAGCAATAGCGTTAACATAATGGAAAATTCTGCATATACAGCATCTAATAGCGGGGCTGGTGTCATTAATACTGATACAAGTGCGTATAAGGCTGCATTAGCAAAACGCAAACAAGATAAATATATCAAAGGATTAGAGCAGAAAATATGTAAGTTAGAGTCTGCTATGGTTTTATTAGAAAAAACAGTTAAAGAGATAACTAAATGAGTATAGTAATAGATCAAGTAACTACAGCCAAGACTTTCGATGAGTGGAGACAGATAACAAATAATCTTGTGTCTTTTGCTGGGCAGTCCTTCACATTAGACTCAAATAATGTTGCGTCTAATATTGGGTTGACTGGAGACTTTACTTTCGGTAGCAATACAAATACACTGAAGGTACCGACCATAGCACCACTGGATGGTCAAACAACAGTCAATTTTTCTGGTATACTGAACGCATCAGATAGCATAGCAGTCAACAAGGCGTCTGGAGAAGGTAAGTTACAATTTAAACTTGCCAGTAGTGATACTTGGAAGATAGCAACCAATAGTGGTCATACGACAGTAGGCTTTAGTGATGGTACTAATCATCTTACTGTTTCTACTACTGCTATAACTAGTAACCTTAAAATAAGTAATGGGATGATGCCTGCAAGTGTTACTCTTGATGATGACTTAACAGTTACAGGTGGTACATTAACAGCTAATGCAGTGACTATTAGTGGTGGCACAATTAACAATACTATTATTGGCTCAACCACAGCGGCGGCCGGTAACTTCACTACTGTTGATATTGATGGTGGTAGTATTGATAATACTGTTATAGGTGGTACGACAGCAACGACTGCCGCATTCTCGACTGTAACTGCATCTGGTCTTATTACTGCAAATGGTGGCGTTCAGGGTGATGTAACTGGTAATGTCACTGGTAACACTAGCGGTACTGCGGGTGGACTTACTCAAGCAGGCATCGATGCGGTATTGAATGCAGTATATCCAGTAGGCTGTTTGTACACAACAACTAGTACAAGCAACCCCTATACTATTCTTGGAGTTGGTTCTGGTACTCAATCTTGGGAGAGATTTGCAGAAGGTAGAGCATTAAAGGGGTTTGACCCCGGTATTGGCATTTCTTCGCATTCTGACACTGTATGGGAAACAACCACTGATAATCTTGATGGAACAACGACTGGTACTCTTCAAGGGCCAGGTTCAGGTGGTAACCCTATTAAGATCTACAGAGCAGCCGCTGAACTGACACTTAGTGCAAACCACTCGTTCAAAGTGGGTGAATATGTTTCGGTAAACAATATCCAATCACACGCCAGCCCGACTATAACGAAGGCTCTTGAGGGTGATAATTATATAGAAGGGGATTGGGGTACGACCAATGGTTCGCTTGGTAGATATTTAGTTGTTCAAGTGCCGGCGAGTAATAAGATAGAGATCTACCCTAGGCCGATAAATACTAACTCCCTTTCTGGGCAATATGCAAATGTATCTACTTATGGCGCATCTCAAGATACATCGAATAACGCACAAGGTGGTGCAGATAGAGCGTACATAAACATAGATAATCTACCTTCTCATGATCATGCTTACGACAATACTGACGCCACTGATGCTCAACAGGGGATGTATAATAGAGTTACTACCATGAGTGGTTTTCTAACTACTGGTAAAGCGACTGACTACACTTCAGGTGAAATGAATGTCTTCGTTGGTGCTGTAATGAAAAAAACTGGAAACAATCTACCCATGCCCATAGACCCTAAGTTTGCTCTATGTTCAATATGGAAAAGAGTAAGTTAATAAAGAATCAAAGGAATAGAAATGACTATTGAATATTCAGCTAAGAAGTTCAGCGATTTAACTCAGATAACTGCTGGCGCCATTACTAATGGTGATTTACTAGCAATCACAGATGTTTCAGAAAGTACATCAAGCAAGATTACCTTTGGTGAGTTCACTAGTGCTATTCTTTCAGATACTAATTTACAGAATAAAGCAACTACGATTGTATCAAAAATAAATGCTATAAATGCAAATACATCACTAAACAACGCACTCTATGCTTCCGCATTATACTACAATGGTGAATATAGAACCGGTGAGTATGTTATGGCATGGGGTAACATCTCAGGTAAACCGGATCTTCCAGTAGATTTGACTGATCTACAGAACTCAACCAATTACATATCGTATGTAGACAATGAGACTGATGCCAACCTACCCGGCACAATGCGAGTTGTTGCTCGTACAGGGAACTTTGCAACTGATCGTACTATGATTACAGACTTCTTGAGTGAAGGCTCAGATAATCTATACTTCACCAACGAGAGAGTGGACATACGACTTGATGCTAAGTTTGGTCAACTGTTTAATCAATTTAGTAGTACATTCGATGGTGGATTTGTAATTGATAGTCTTCAAGATGTACAAGGCATTTTTCAGAATATAAATCAGAGTAATGAGTCTAACGTCATTAGAGTTATGGACACGAGCCTAGCAAGGTTCTATAAGGCTGGTCAAATATTGAGACTTTTTGGCGCATCATTAGATGGCGAACTACTAACAAGTTCTCCGGCTGCCCCTCAGTTGTCTATTGAGGGTGTCACTCCATTTGGTGCAGGGTCTGGCGCCGGTTCAGTACAACTCTTGTATAGGATGGCTTTTTTCAATTTAATTGATGGTAAGATAAGCCCTCTGTCGCCTACCACCACAGTTTCTTTGGAGAATGGCGGTAACAATCCAATGACCGCATTCAATTCTAACAACTTTGTAAAGTTTTCTGGTCTACCTAACCCCAATAATCAGGGTATTATAATTTATAGAAAGATTGATGGTACTGATCTAGATTTCAAACTGCTTGCTGTATTAGGACCTAAAGACCTCAGTGGCGATGCAACTTGGCAAGACTATAATACATTTGACTTCACTGCTTGGAGTGGGAAGAACCCAACATCTAACGTGTACGATGATATTACACACTTTCCATTAACCGTATACAGTGGGGGATTAAGAGGTTGGGCTGATGTTTCTGTGAAGGCTGTTGCACTTAGTGCAACACACTTCGATATCATTTTAGGTACAGCTACTCCAGACGTTGATCAGACAGTATTTGTTAACCCTAACAACTTCTTAGTTAATGGGCAGGCTCGTACAGTCCAAATTGCTCATAATGATACAGCAAAAATTAACGAAGCGATTCAGGGTAAGGCAGCCGCTGGCTCTAAAAGTATCACACTGAATGCTAAAAATTATATTGCAACTCACATCAGAGTTCCAGATAATTTTGGTTTAGTTGGTACTGCGAATGTCACAACAGTTTCTAAAATGCCTTGGAGTACATATAGAGGAGATGTTCCAGATAATTCTCTAGTTAAATCGCAAACAAGTGCCGGCGCTAGTACTATTTCTATATTTGGTATTGACTTAGACGGAAATTTGAAAAATCAGTGTAGATTGATTGATACTGTAGACGATTCAGCCAACTATCTTGTTGATCTTGGTGTTGGATCGGATTCTATACTAGTCGATAGATGTCGATTCAAGAATATGATTGCCGGTGGTATTTTCGCAATATCTACAAATGAATTCAGAATGTCTACAAGTGAAGTTCTCAATAGTGGCGTGACTGATAGATACCCAGAGTTAGATACTCCACTCTCAATCGGTGGTGGTCGTAGTAATATGGTGATTGGTAATAGGTTTGAAAACTTTGCCGGTTCAGTTGATGTGTCTGTCACATCAGACGGTATCGTTTCTAATAACATTATTAGGGCGTGTGGATCAGGCTTGAATGTATATGGCTCAACGTTTTTGGTTTCTTCACCAAACGTATTGATTGGAGCCGCTAATGAATTCCTAGATAGCCCAGATATTCTTAATACCACATACGATTCTATTAACATCCCAATAGTTAAGTTCGCTGAAACCGCAGGTCCATATAAGGGCGATAGATTTACTTATCAAGAAAATGGTGATCCATTTGACTTAACTTATACTGCAACTTCAGCGCAAAGTGCGATACTGGTTTATAGACTGAACCTTGTTCAACAGCTTGCTGATGGCTCTACTCAAGTATATGCTAATCAAGCAGGACCAAATATTAAAGATATTAATGGGAATACTGGTATACCGCTAATAGTAGGTAAAAGATACAGAATTGTAAACCCAGGTACTTGGGGTGAGGCTAACTGGGTAGCGGCTGGCGCAAAAGTCGGTATGACTAACGAAACATTCACTTGTATAAGTGGCGGCGCAATGGGTGGTGGTGCTGTCGTTTCTCCAAATGAGTTTGTTGGAACAACGACTGACGCACCTGCAGAATTTACTAACTTATCCTCAATTGGAGCAGTAAATCTAGACGCATCTTTAGGTCAATGGTCGTTCCAGATTTTAGAAGGCGAGAAAGCTAAACTTTACACAGGTTTCATGTCACCCGCACTTCTTCAAGGCGCATATAATGCTAGAAGAGGCAACGAAGCAACTACACCGGGCTCATTCCCAGGCTATATAGAGGGCTCTACTCACTTAGGTGTTGCTTGGTCTTGTAGTTATAGATATATGGCAGAAATTGCTACAATTAAAAGTGGATTATGGTATGTTCATGAGAATGGCGCTACGCAAACAACAGTTCAAGCAACAAGTGATGGTTCACAGCAAGGGTTTAAAGTAGACCTAGGTGGAGACAATCCAGAAAGAGACGCAATATATAAAATGAATGTTAGTAGCCCAATAGATTTGGTGCCTGGTATGGAAGTTTCAATTAACGGTCATGGTGGATTCGTTATGCCTAGCACTAGATACGGGGTAATAACTTCAGTAACTGCCAATGCTGATGATGTTTCTGTCGAGGTGAGATTCTATAATGCTATACCCTCTGGTCAAAACGGCGTCACACTCTTACAAAATGGCGGTCTGGTTAAGGGCAACAACAACCCTAATGGTAACGGTACACTAAATACAATTGATGATTTCGTTCTAGGTCAAGGGCTTATTAAATAGGAAAAATAAATGTCAAGTATAACAAATATAAACAATAACTCAAGCGTAATTAATGTTGGTAGAACAACACCGGTAGCACCGGGCGCACAGCCCGCCAGCCGATCTATACCAGTAGTAATGGCTTCTGATCAAACTGCTATTCCAGTAGAAGAGCAGAACAAAGTACAGTCAGAGGTTGCACTATCGCTTCTAGGTATTCCAAGAGCAGAGGTCGCTCTGGGTATCTTTGCTGACGTAAACACATATGACGTTAATCCGTCAGAGTGGTCAATGTCGCCAGAGTATCATATTGAAGGTTATGGTGTACAGCATTTACCAACAGAAGCAGGCGCACTCGTAGAAGCCCCCAGAGATAAAGTTTCTGTATTGACATCTAAGCGTTTCTTCAGATATCAACCGGGTCGTGTATCTGCGGCTACATTTGGTATTAGAAGTTCTGTATCAGTTGCGCCATTTGCTAGAAATCCAGTTATCAGAAAATATGGAATCTACGATAAGTATGACGGATACTATTGGGAAACAAAGAATAATGGCGTAGGTGATAACTTCTCCTGTGTTCGTAGAACTCAATCTGTAGCTAACGCACCAGTAAGCCCTTATGGTATTGCAAATACTACATCACTTAGAAGAGGCGACACGACTGGTGGTGATGCAAACACAGTAACATCTACTCAATTAGACGACTATAGAACTGTTGGATTGGGAGCCAGTGAAACTGAGAAATCCGAAGGTTCTTTTGTTACAGACAGAAAAGTACTAATAGCAAACAGATTTGAGATCGTTGAAAATGCGCTCGCTCATGTTGTCGGTACATATGTACCGCCAGGCACTGGTGTTAAAATAGCAGGTGGTGGCACAGCGAATCTGTCAGTTGACTACTACGCTGACTTGGCTACTGCATATAATGCTTTGTCTGGTATAAGTGGCTTTACTGCCGCAGACATGGAGAAAAAATGTAAGCGTGATCTAGATTACTGGATCGACTTCATACTAATGGACCTTGAGTTTAACTCTACAGCCCATGTCAAGTGGAATACCACAAACTTTGCGCTCTCAAATGGTAGCACAAACACCCCTGACTGGGGCGCAACAGATGTAGGTAGATTCCCAAGAATTCAATTATTCGAAAAGCCTGTTCATGTTGCATTGGAAGCAATTTACACAGCAGGGAAATTATTCAATGTCGGAACTGATGGGGCTGGTGATGTTCCAAACGGTGCAGTCATTGGATTTACCACTGATGGTAAAACAAAACTAGATGCCTTGCAGTCAATCATTAGAGACTCTTTCGACAATGGTAGTGATGATAAGGCCCAAGTAGCAGGTACGTTCGCAATACAAGTTCCTTCTAGTAGCGAGTATGGCGCTAGATCGGGTAGCAAATTAGACTCTTTCTTTGATGTTAAGAAGAACTTCTGGGCCTACTATGTTACCACCAAAAAGCAAAATGGTAACGCAATTACATACACCACTCTAAATCACGGTACTAGTGGTAATAGTGCGACTAACGGTGGGCTTAACTACCTATCAACTCTTACTGATACTGAAATTCAAGACTTTATCAGAAACAAATGTCAACGAGATGTAGTCTATGTGATAGATGGCTATAAGAATGATATTATCGGTGGTGGTGATGCCGAAACTACTTACAACGCTTCTATGTTCCTACGAGGAACTGGTATGTCTGTTTACTCTCAAGAAGAATCTGCTGGCGTAGTAAGTGAAATAGAAAGACACACTCATCTAAAATCTATTATACAGAATGATCTGTTAAGTTATGGCTTTACTGCATCAGATGATGAATATACCAAACTTACTGCACTAGCGTCATACATTGTTGCGAACTTTAATGAAGAGCAAGAACGGGCTATGACAATAGGTAACAGGGGCTTCGCAGGCAACTTGGTTGTTTTGCGTGATGGTCTTATCCACACTCATGCCGCTATGAACGATCCATCGTTACTTAAAGACTCAGAGCAAGTAAAAGCAATAATCGAGCAAGAAGCCACACTACCATCAAAAATTAAGATAACAAAGGGTAGAGTAACTTTTGGTCAGCACATCAAATTAAGATGGGTTGAAGATAGTGGGGCTATTGTTACTATCAATGGAGTACGCAATGGAGAGGTCTTACGAGTTGTCAGAGTACTTGACCCAAAGGCTACTCATTTCCATGCTCAAAAACTAGACGGCACTATCGTAACGTTTACTGATTTATCTACATTCAATAGCGAAAATGGCACTTTTTATGTAGAACTTGTCGTGCCATTTTTAACACCCATCGACTATGATCTATCAGCATATTCAACAGGGGTTACTTCTGAGATAATGACCACTAGCGCAACCTTAACTAATAATGGTCAGAAAGGCGAAAGCAACCAAAGGATATTCAAGGGTACCGGTGGTGCGATACAAATTTCCGACATGGGCGCAATTCCAGTAGGAGCGCAGTTCCCATATCTATATGATACGTTGGATGATCTTACAGGTGATGAATTATCCGATGATAAAACTGTAGGATTCATTAACACTGCAATTAACCCGCAACAAGGTGCCGGTGTTGATGTAATCAGATCGCAGATCGATAATGTAAACTTCTATCCAGAGTATGTAAACTGGGTTAAGAATAATGTTAAGCCAGAATACTGGGGCGTTTATGAATATCGTGTCCCACGCTCAAGATTCAGTCATGACGCACTTAATGGGGTTAGATCAAATGCGGAAAATGGTACTAGAAAGCGTGTGTATAGTGATCTAGCAACAGGTGTTCTTGGTACTGTTAGACCTGGTGAGAAGTTTATTAATGGTGAAGGCGTAACAGAAAATCAAGATAGCCTATACGACTTTGACTTCACGAAAGTAACGATGCTTAAAATTGAGTTCTCGTGGTATGGTGCGGTAGGTGCATTGTTCTTAGCATATGTTCCTGTAAGTAATGGTGAAGCACGATGGGTACGAGTACATCACCTAAGAGCATCGAATCAGTTGAAGATTGCATCTCTTGGTAACGCAACACTACCAATTACTTACACAACTTATGGTGGCGGTAGTCAGTATTGTGGTGGTGATGGTGAAGATGTTGCAGGTGTGGGTATTGCAGATCAAGGTTATGGTTCAAACTCTCATAACATTGTTAAGTATGGTGCTTCATATTACATCGATGGTGGTGACCGTGGTACTGTTCGTCTGTATAGTTATAATAATCCAGACTCAGTATCTGCTAGGGGTAAAAAGTATGCTCAGAGCAATTCGCAGGTGAACAACAATCTGAACGGAATCGCTACACCGAGCGTAGAGACTGATTCTCATATTGATGGTAATAGTAGCCTTGCCGAACATGACCCAGTATTCTTTATGGGCGCATCAGTTATTACCAATAGTAAATTAGATAATAACGTTAAAGTTATTTGGGCAGACGCTACTAGAGTTTACTTCAATAGAGAACTTCAAGGCAGTAGTATCAAACTTCTACCAGATAGAGCCAACACGATATATGGTCTTGAAACCAAGCGTGTTATTTTGAGTACGAGAGAGAGTAATGCAGTTCGTAACAGAGTGCAAGTATATCCAACTAAGCTGTCTACATCTAATAGTTCTGCTGACGCCGCAAACTCAAACTCAGTTCGACTTAGATTCAAGAAGACCCCATTGTTCCAAAGTCTTGTTAGTCCAACTAATGATTTTAAATTGGATTCTGCATCAGAGTACACTATTGATAGTACTAATACGCCCTTACCAGTGTCTACTGGTGGGTCTAACGGAGACTCTAGAAGCTATATGCAAAACGGTGAGTTCTTATATGGTTGGTTTAGGGCTAGAGTTTCGTCTGACAATATCACTGTATTTGGTAGACTATATAAAGAAGGCGATCAGTATTATTTTGAACTTCTTCAATCAGTAGAAGGTACTGTAATCTTGACCACCACTGAGCCATTCCTACCAGATGGTAGATATGCTTATGATGGAGAGAATATGAATTATTCAGCAACAAAAGAAACTGCTGAGATTGAGGGTCTAAGTTCATTGAAAATAGCGACTGATGTAGTTGTGCCTATACCGAACACTGGTACAAATGTAGCAACACTATACTTGCAGACAGGTACCGAACAATTTGACCTAGACGCTTACTTTGATTATAACAAAGAATATCTATCGTTTCCGTTAACAGATATTGCAGACAGTCTATATTTCTGTGTTGACTCAGATACAAGTCATGTCCAAACAGAAAATTCTGACGATGCTATTAGCTTAGGTGTAACATGGGAAGAGCAGTAGTTTATGGCAAAGCAAATAAAGATTGGATTCGACAAAGTACCGGCTCCAGTCACAAAGCAGTTCACTCAACTTGTAGACATAGAGGGCACTAGGCTTTTTGATGCGGCGGGTAACCCTCTCGTAACAGAAGAAATTGCACCAGTAAACGCATTTACTACTGGTGCAAGTTCTCTATCTGTTCATGTCAACAATGAAAGACCCAATGTTGGTGGCACAGCTATTCCAGTTGTAGAGCAATTTCCTAATGAGTCTAATGTTAGTTCTTCTCTATTGGGTGTTCCTAGAGCAGAAGAGCAACTATCTTTGTTCTCTGATGTCGCAACATATGGTCTAGATGAAGATCAGTGGAACTATTACACATTCAGTTCCGCTACTGTTCCCTATCAATGGTATCAAAAAGAGCATCCAATTTTTGGAAGACGATCTCAACCTAGCTTCAACGAAGGCTCTCAAGAACAGGCGCTCTATCTAAAGTCATTTCCGTCTCAATATAACTACCCTACAGGACCTGGTCAAAAGGGTGCTTCCGAACCAACGAGTGGATTCAGACGCTACATGGACTTCATTGCTTTAGGTAGATGGTTATATAAAAGATTCGATCATGTACCAGATTTTGCAAACAAATATTTCCTAAACGATATTTCCGCAAATATTGTCGATCAGTCGGATAATATTGTAACTGGAGCAAACCAAGAAATAAATTTAAACTTCGCTGGCATACAGGCTGTATTTCAGGGTGGTATAAACTTTTACGATGTTTCTTATGGTGAAGAAGATATTCAGGATTCATTCGATGCAATTGAAAGATGGACTTTCTTTTGGGAGAAAATAAAGGCGGACACCGCTCAATGGCCTTTATTGAAAGACGGGTCTAGCATTAGAAACAAAAATTATTATAATAAGTTAGTATCATTTGTAACTAATGATATCTTACCTGGCGCTGGCTCAAATAATTTCACAGTTGCTGTATTGGAAAGCAAAAGAGCGTTTAGGTATCAACCCGGTCGAGCGAGTGGATTCACATTTGGTGCTAGAATGAAATCAGACTTAACATCTGCTTCTAGTGTTCTAGAGTGGGGTTGCGCTAACGATACTGATATGTATATGTTTAGACTTAGTGGCTCTGACCTTAGTATTATTAGACGAAGTACGATTCGTATGCCAGACTCGCTATTGACTAGACAGGGTCTTGCGATATCAGATCAGTCAGATACCCCTATTTTCCCTAGAGGAATAGGTAACGAGATTCCTATGTATGAGACTATCATTCCTAGATCAAAATGGAATGGAGATGCGCTTATAGGAACTGGGGACTCTGGTTACATTCTAAAGTTTGAAGATGTGACCATGTATAAGATTGAATATTCTTGGTATGGTGCTATTGGTGCTAAATTTTATGCGTATATTCCTGAGGGTGCAGGTGAAGCCAGATGGGCGCTGATGCATACATTCGTTATAGAGAATGGTATGGGTAAACCAGTGTTGCAAAATCCAGACTTCAAATTTATGTATAAGTTATATACGACAAATTCTGCTACTGTAACAGAACCGCTATATCTTTACAAGTATGGTAGTAGTTATTATGTTGATGGTGGTGATGAGGGTACAGTGACGCTATCCACAACAAACGCCCCCACAAAATCTTTTACTACACGAACTCCAGTTTTAGGTGTACTACCGAGAGACAAAATATTAAATGGAGATGGTACGCCAATTTTAAATATGAAAAAGGCGTACCCAGTAAAAGTTAATGTTGATGTTGATAGAACAGCAAGAATAGATATTGAAGCAATTCAGGGCGCCCCATCGGGCGTACACTTTACATATGCGCCATGTATCCATATGGATGGAATTAGCCCTAGAAGTAGAACATTGACATTTAACTATGCTAATAGTGATAATAATATACAGCTAGTTCAACCACAAAACCCTAGAATTTCGGGTACAGTTTCTGTTGATTTAAACGAAAAAATTGTTACTGGTTCAGGCACAGCATTTGAATCCGAACTTCAATTGGGTGATGTTATCATTATTGGTGGATTAGCTGGCTCAGATGGAAATACAGATCATATCATAGACAAGATAATTTCAGATACAGAATTACACTTAGTGAGTGATTACAACAATAATGCCGGTGCTAATGCCAGTAATAAAGTCGTGGATTTGGTCTATAAACTAACGTCTGCTGATGACTATAGTAAGCTAGTGGCAGATGGTGTCTACGGTGTTTATCTCAAGTCGTCGGGTAATGGAAAAAGTTCAACTCTATATAGAAGAGATAGTGACAAGAATCACATATTAGTAACTGATACTGTAAGAGACTCGCTTAAAATTGACGATTCTGTTCTTGATCGAAGCGTTCCATTCGATGCTAGATTGAGTGGATATAAAACAGTGGTCGCATCTGAGATTCCAATATTCGCCAATAATTTTAGAATCCACTGGTTAAACCCCAGTCAGAAAGACGGGCTACAAAGACCTAAAGATTCAGAGCATCAGTATAACTATACACACTTTGCAGAATTTGCTGTTGGTGTGACCCCATATAAACCAAAAGCACCTGATGGCGTTGACGTTATAGATGAGTTAGCGTTTGAAGTGACCGAGGGTAATTATGAGAAATTTGATTTAGAGAATTATCCATACCTAGAATATTGCTCAGATAGGGTTAGATTTAGTGAAAAATATAGGGCAGAAACATATGAATGGGATGGGGCATATGGTGATCAGATGTCAGTTGATCCAAGAATCCCTGCGCCTCTAGGTGGTAATAGTGGTTACGTTTCTGCGGTAAAGGGTTCTATAGATACTATAACGTTTGAGGCCGCTACAGCTTTGGAAGACGCTATTGAGTCAGATGGTTCTAGATTCAACGGGCTTAAAAGATTAGTATTTTTAGATCAACCTCCCCAAAGTCAGAACCTTAAATTTTCTCAATTTGCACTTAATGGCGACTATATACCAAGTAGTGGTAAATCAGAGATAGGTGTTAACTTTATCGGAAGCGGTAGATTCTTCAAGAGCGAGGTTTTCAGAGTTACTGGTGGTGAGTATTACGTTTATGTTGACGCTGATTTTATCACTCACATAACAAGTTTAGGAATCGCTCCAATTAATAGCGAGTTTATCGAAGATACGACTTGCTATAGAGTTCAGACAAAAGTTTTGACACTAAGCGAAGATTGGCAGGCTGTGTCAAAGGATGAAGATGGTACAGACTTGTTCCCAAGATCAGCAAGAAACTCACAGTCTCAGGCTATAGCATTTAATGATCAGCCTCTGTACCCAGTATTTTCTTTAGCAGACAAGTCTAGAGTAAATAGTATCGTGGTGGAAGAGATCGATCAAGACGGCACAGTGAGAGTACATACACCAAAGTTCTTACATGATGATAATACCAATGATGGCTTCAACCCAGCAGTTGGCGTAGACACCATAATACCTTCGAGTGCAAGAACGAGATATAATGTGAAAGCGACATCTACAACTGAGACAGATACACCGAACACATTTAATTATGATGATGACTTGTCTGGCTTGAGATATGACATAGCTTCTCTTCAGCCATTAAGACCCAGCACGGTATTATATTCGTTCTATGTTGAAAAAGATAAACCAATAGAAGTCGATCTGAGTAATATCTTTAATGTTGATAGAAAGGGTATATCTAGAGGATTGCTAAATACAGAAGCAATATACTTTACAGCGACATCTCTAAGTGGTCAGAGTGGTGAAGTCGAACTTGCATTAACTGTTAAGGAGCAATAATGGCAATTTATAGAGGTCTTAATGTAGCCAAAACTATGGCTGATGTAGATGACCCGATAGCGGCTCTATCCAATTTAGGGTTGAAAAAGGCTGACTTTGATCTTATCGCTGGCTTGACCGGAAGTGATGTTGGTGTAGATGTCAGCGATATTCATAATCTATCTGGTTTGACTAGTGATGCCAAAAAGGAGTTATCGTCACTAGAAAATTGTGTTCAAACAACTGCTATTCTATCTGATCGTATTCCAGACGTAAGTACACCACTATATCACAACATAAGAATCGATGGTAATTCGCTTTCAGGTGGTGCGATTAAGTATAAGTTCTTGGATTTCAATAGTGTTATTGGTGGTAAATATGAGGTAAAGGAAGCAGATATATCAACTTCTAGACTTTCTTCGTGGTCGCCTATGGGTGACGCCCCCAACGAAGATTCATATATTGTTTATGGTAGTGATGCAAAAGTTATCGGAGACACTTTTGCGTTTACTGATCTTGCAGTAACAGACGAGCCCAAGCAGAGAGAGTTCAGGGCTGAAGTCCCCACACACGCTGTTCAGTTGAATATCAATGGCGCAACAGAAAATTTCATGGCGATGAAGGGTATACCTCTAAGTTTTATCTGTAACTTTAAAGACGCAAATATTAAAGCGGCTGTTACGCCAATCCAAGACTCTGCGGGCACTATACCAATTACATTCAAGATAACGAATCTCGATACTGGTGGACAGACTTATAACTCTGGTGATGGTACGGATGCAAACCCTGGCTCTATTGGTACTGGCAGTATAGGTTCGCCAGCATTTTATGAGTTTAGCGGGGTTGACTTCAGAAGAAGACGAGTCGATATTTACTACGATCCAAGTAAAATGTTGAGATTAGATTTACCACAGTTGGAGATAAGTTCTTTACCCTCAGTGACTCTACCATCTCTTACGAATCTTACTCTATCATCAAATAATTTTTCACTAATGCCACAATTTAGAAATGATGGCACTGTGGATAGACAAGGGTTTACTGGGGGTACAGGTATAGCACCTAACCTAGAAATACTTACAATGACCAACAACAATCTCGGTAGAGGCTTTGATGCTTTATTGGGAGACACTAGTGTCGCAAGTCATGCAGGTGGATCGAGTTCTCAACTTAATAGACTACCACTATCTATTAGAGAATTGAGGGCGTTAGGTTGTTTTACAGACGGTTCTCAAACAATAGATTTGACCGACTATCTAAATCTTAGATACGTTGATTTAGATTCAAGATATGCTGATGATCTATACAGAAGAATGGATAGTGGTTATAGATTCAAACCCTCACCCAAAACTTACAACGTCAACTCAATGCTGTCGTTTGCATCGAATGGAACAGGGTCAGATAGCGGTGGAGACTTTGTGAGCCTGATACTAAGGGAAGGTCTTAAATTTCCATCATCTGGTCAGGCAGTAAAATATAACTTTAGAGTAGACGCTGATGGAAACTTAGGCACTGTTGGTAGTTCTGGTTTGGTGGATGGTAATATTTATTACTTAGATTATATTTCTGGCGACACACCTACAGGCACAACAGGCGATACTGCATCTTATTATGTGTGTAGTAATTCTAACCTTTCAGCCGGTAGTCGTATGAATGTTCACAATAGTGGAATAACTGGTGTATATCATAGTATGATACCTTGGGACAGCACTCAACAGAACTGGGATGGAACTGTAGGGGCCCCTCTCGTTGATACTGGTGGTGGTTATGGCGGTATACAAACCTATCGATTCAACCATCAAGATTGTCGGCGATTGTCGCCTGGTGTATATAATAGTCGCAATCTATATACGCTTACTACGCAATCCACAAGAATTGAGACTAATTCTGAGTACCCATATTTCGATGAGAACAACAAAGCAAGATCATCGGCGGATATGGCTATACCTACACCACAGTCGGAATTTGTATATAACTATTTCTCTGACTATGGCCATCATAACATTATTGATTTTACTAATCACCCTAGATTGCGCTACTATCGTCAATGTCATGTTACATTGTATAGCAAATATGAAGACCCAGAAAGAAGTATCATCAAGTTTAAGGGGTGTTCAAGTCTTGCGTTACTATATCTTTATAATTTGAGGGGTGTTACTGGTGATTGGGAAACAGAGAGTCTATTTCAAAATCTACCTAAACTGTACTATGTAAATCTCATGGCTTGGGGTGGTCAACGATCGACTGGTAGATTCAGAGACGATACATTCACAGGTACTGATGCTTTACAGTATTTTTATGTTGGTTCGATCACAGATAGATATGACCACGATTTCTTTGGTTGCGAGGGTAACGCCTCAAATACTCAGGGTCTGTGGATGAGTAATTTCACCAATTTTAGAAGAATATATGCTGTCCATAACTATGGTGGTGGTGCGCTAATGGCAGAGGATGCATCCATATCGCCAAACTCGAAGAATCTTGATCTCTCCAATAAACCAAATTTGAATATGTGGCATATGTATGGAAACAATTTCAGAGGAACTTGTCCAAACTTCCTAGAGGCTTTCCCTAGAATGTGGTACTATAACATAGGATATCAAGCCGTATGGCTTGCGCCACACGATGCCACTAAGAAGCAAGTATATAAAATTGGTGATAGACAACTGACAAATGATGCTAATTATGTTGGAGATGCTTATTATACACAAGCAGACTATGAAGCCATTGGTTGGCCTGGTACTCAAAGTTATGAGGATAATAGAGACGCAGTTGGTATTGCTTATGCAAAAGCAATTGGTTCAACGCCTGCAAATAGAGACGCATTCCGCTTAACTAATATTGTGATAAGCCCAACTGCACCTCTTAGATATGTTGGTTCAACAGGAAAAAGATATGTAATCCATAAAGTAGGAAACACCAACTGGTCTGCTATAGATTCATCATATGCATCTGGATATGTGTATAAGAAAGGTACTGTAATAAGATACAATAATACAACCATAACGAATAGTATTGCCGGCTCAGACCCAGGTGAGTGTATGCCATACGCAACTAGGCCTAGATTTAGATCATTAGGATTTACTGGATTATTTCCAGGCAACACTTCTAACCATTCAGTCGTGGGTAATATGTATCTTCACTGGAATGGGTTTGTCGGGCAGTTCCCAAAACTGAAGTGTTCTAGAATGTGGAGAATTTTTGGCTATAGAAATCACTTTACTGGCAACATACCAGACTTTAGCGAATGTACAAATCTTTATTATATAAAATTCCACCGAAATCAGCTTTCTGGTTATGAGGAAGGCTCTTTTGCAAATTTAAGAAACGTTAGACAGATTACTCTAGATAATAATCTGTTACAAGCAAATGTTTTGGGACCTATGGTAAGCGACTTAATTGAAGCGTATAATCTTAACACCAGTAGAACTTGTAGAGTAGACCTTAGAGTTCAAGGCGGCGCCAATCCATTGAGAGAGGATTCTAAGTTTGATGGAACAACAGGCCCAGAGTCTACCGAAAACAAACTAAAAACACTTAGAGCCGCAGGTTGGATTATACAACTAAGCGAGTAGAGGAAAAAAATGGCACAGGGTTTTGTATTAAATCTAAATTTAGCGGAAAGTGTAACTCCGTCTTCTGATAGAAAGATTCTAGATAACTTGGGTGGTGTTAATATCACTCAAGATATTCTGCTATTTGATGGAAATAGTGGATTTAGAAGTCGTCTTCAAAATATATCTCAGATTAGTCGTCAAGACTTTCAAGTTATTGATGACCCTGACTACGGCAAGACTGCGGTAACTAATCTAGTTGACAACAAGGTTCCATTCACCAATGGGACTAGGATATCTTTTGATGATGGTAATGATGATTACCCATACTTAGTTGTTAATGCTAATGCAATAGATTCGTTTCAGATTGTCGATATGAGTCTAGACCCACAACCTACTGCACCTTATAGCGAATCTGATCTAGCGGCACCCTGGGTTGGGCAGGATATACCAAACCTAATCTTAACAAGAAACGATGCAATTACTGTTGAAAATATCACCAATCTATCAGTCGAGAGACTACCTACTAATGATACTGGTGGCGGTGGAACCGGTTCTGGAGAAAGTTTCTCAGGTGGTCAAGGGGGGACAGAGGGTGCCGGTGACGGTGCTGATGCCGAAGGTGGTGGTGATGGTGGTACAGCAGAAGACACAGGAATGTTCGAGAATCTTATTACATATAATGTGGTGGATTTAGTAGGGCAAGGTGTTGGTAGACTCAGGGCTAAAATGGATAGAGTACCACTGACATATCGAGACAGTTTATTTACAGTTGAAGATCACGGCATTGACGCCTTTCGACTTAGAGGAAACATTCGAATAGTCAACACAGCGCAAATATCAATATATAATACTACCACCGAGGGTGGATTAAACGCATCCGCACCAGGGTTATATATTTACAATACTGCATCAAAATCTGAAATTAGAGCATTTTCTGGTACAGACAACCCGTGGGAAAAGGCTGAAACTTCCGACACAACATTCGGAAAAACCGCATTAAAAACAGAGTCTGCTCATTCCCAAGTTAGTAACTTAATTATAGCACCAGATGGTGGTGGGTCTGGCGACAATGCTAGAGGGTCGATACCTCTGTTCAAAACACTTAACTCATCGCAAAGTGCGGAAGAGGATAAGTTTGTTGACGCAACCACCAATGTATCTGAGTATACACACAAAATACCAGTTGTAATAAACGGTGAGCAATACTTCCTACTATCAAAAGAGGTGTGATGCGTTAAATATCACCAATCTCTGCTATAGCCTCAACGTCACGACTACTTGATAACAATCTAAATGTTCTTGTTGACCCACCACTAGTATATGTCACAGGAAAATACTGATTAGATTGCTGTGCATCGTTTCTACCACCCGACGATTGCTCTTGTGTCACATCACCCTTATATCTAAAGAACTCAAGCGGCTTGACTGTACCAAAACCACTGAATGTTAATCCAGTGAATGTCGCACCCACACTACCATTCAATGTCACGGCTGCCCAAGAACTGCCATTCCACTGACCTAGTGTGGGCTCACTGTTATTTGTTCCACCTACAGAAAGTACTTTATATACGCTATATGATTCACCCGATTGATTTGGATGACCAGATATACTTGCACCCGCACCACTAGAACCAGTAACCACAAAGTAGTGATCAGTAGTTAATTCTTTTGCGGCTGATGCCGGTGGAACTATTCTATTACTAGCACCTCTCGTAGGTTCTTTAAATACAACGTCAGCTAAGGTCTCTAGCGACAATTGCTTATATGATAATTTTTTAGCTACAAAATTCGGATAGTCACTTACAGTAGCTAGCCCTTTACCACTACTAACAAACGGTGGCGCTGTGTTAAGAGGAATGATGCAATATTCTCTATTTCTTCGTCTTTGGGTTAGATCGCCATATGACGAAGGTACACCTACAAGAGTTGCACCCGGTATTATAGTTTTACCACTCTGAATAGAGGTGCTTAACGTTATAGTGTTACCACTCTTGTTTGTAACTGTCGTTATGCCTGGCCCAGTAGTTGCATCATGTGCAGGTGACCAATACTGATCGATTGCAGCCTCATAATAAATTACGTCACCAGTATTTACCTTTGACGCATCGACTAGAGTGATTTGATTTCCACTGGTTACTTCATTAGGACCGGCAACCTCTACCCCATATACATCTCTACATTCGGTCGCACCAGAAATGTCATTTAATCCTCTACTCGCATAAGTAACAACTATACCATGTAAAGAGTCAAGGGAACTTAGATTACCAGACAATAGTGTGTCTGTGCCAGAGTCTAGACTTGGATGCTTTGCTACAGTCGCAACAACAGATGTTGATTGATATGTCCCTAGGGTATTTATCTTGCTACAGTGACTTGGTGCGGCATATGTAGCCCTGCTTGTCGAACCAGTGTAGCCAATGTAATACATCAAGTCGTTGGTCGTAATCTCATCAACCGGTCTTGACATTGCAGTACTCCCAGCCGCACCTTGCGCTGTTTCGTAAAGAGTTAGACTAGTGTCAGTCGATCTCGATCCTAAGTAAATACCCGCTAATCCATCATTTTTAGCTATTATTATTTGATGAGTCTGACCAACACCCAGATTCAAATCTGTTAGATAATTGGAATCGACAAAAATTTTATCAGAGTTAATGACTTGCCTAACTTGAAAACAGTACGCATCACTAGCCGCATTTGTCCAGTCAGTGACAAATCCAGAAGCCGCTATAATCCAATCACCCTCACTTACGTCAGCAAATGGACTTGTTTCACTAGAAAGAATGTCAGTTTCTAGCGCACCAGATGTATCGGTAATCACCACATCATATTTTTTTAGATGCGTAGTGTTGCTTTCAGCAAATGGGAAGCTATCTACAAGTTCTTGTGGCGGGGTGTATAGCGTAAGGCTCACTGGCGCATCTACAGAAAGTCTAGCAGTAGAATCTTGCTTTAGTTTTTGTAATCTATTATCATTAAAATATGGGTATGAGTAAACACCGAAACCGGCTCCAGCCTGAACTGGATAGAATTTGTTATAATCTAACGGCTCTCCACCCTCATTGATTTCAAGAAGTTTCTTAGTTTCTATTTCATCTTCTGCTATATTATTAGTGGGCTCTACCCACCAAGCACTATATCTTATATGTCTTCTCTTACCAGTTGCAGGTGGAGTGATTGATATTACACCAGTTTCTATATCGGTTTGTGATCTATCGTAACCAAACTCGAAATAATCACCAAGTGGATTAGCATTAGATAGACCAGTATCTTCACCCAAGTACGCATAATATACATAATCTCTTCTCGTGGCAACATACGATCTTGCTACGGTTTGTACCTCATAAGGTGTCCCCTCAAGTTCTACCGTAGTCAAGCCACAGATTCTTAGATAGTCAAATTTTTGCAATTTTAATCTAGTAATACTATCTACTGTTTCATATGTTATTGGATACGCATTTCTAATTCTATTTTGACTTACGCCTTTCAGTAGTGTCCAGTTGTTGTCTGTTCCATCATCAACAGTATCTTCTTCAAAGGCAAAGAAAGCGTTAGTCGCATATTTGAAAGTAAACTCACCTGATTGATACCCTTCCCATCTAACACCACCAAATGTGTCTCTAAATTCTGGGTGCAATACCCCACCGAGTTCAAAGTCTCCATTTTCCCAAAAATCTTGATTGTTTTCTATATTCGGTAACGATGCCTGCACTTTTGAGGTATACCAATAATTCACAGGTAAGTTTTCCGGTGTAACATTGGTCAAATTGTCACCAGATGTATTGGTGTGCGCTTCTAGTTGAGTATGCTGTATATTTGTTGTTGAGGGTGACCCGTCACCACCACCTGGCGCTGTACACTCGAATACATCACCAATAGCCCAATGCTCTAGACACCAAGCATCTGTCACACTAGCTTGGGTTACTTGCGTACACTCAAAGATTTTGCCAACAAATGGGTTGGGTGCACCCGCTAAAATCCATTCAACATATGAAGACGATAATCCATTCCCACTCGACCCTAAAGATAAAATTCTATATTTTCTGCCATTAGTTAGACTACCCAGAGGCTTAGCCTTTATTACATGACCCTGAGAAGCTGTCCAAGTAGCTGTAGCTGTGGATTTGAATACCTCCCCTATGGGTGGAGTGCTTGCAGAAGCACCAACAGTCGAAAAGTCAAATGTACCGTTACCTGTATCTACAATCACATAGTATGCGTCAGTGGCATCTATCGTGAAAACTTTACCACCATTAGTTTCTGGGTCGTTTATTCTTTTTGTGCCACCTGTATCACCCGTTATATGATTCATTGCCGCTTGAAGTTGATTAAATGTCAAGTTTGTACTTGTGGGCTCCATTACTCTAAGCATTAACTCTGGAACTGCATATTGAGCAGTTATGATGCCATAGTTAGATGCTGTTTCATCGTCATATTGTAGAATATTTTGATTTACCCTGCCAGCAGGCACCATCGTTGCCACAGGACCCGTTCCACCATTTGTCCAAGGCGGGCTGCCTAATGTTACTTTGAAGTTGTTGATATGATCTTGAATTGTTATTCTTGGTTCTACAGCGACTTTTGTTGATGCGTCTGCGGCTGAAGTTGCTTCTACTGATGTATTGGCAAGATCAACGAAATCGGCAGATTGATTACCTACAGTTCTTCTTCCTAAGGGACCATCAGAAATACCCACCAGTGGCAGAAGATCATCTGCTGTGAAGTTTAGTTTGTTACCTTCTTCATCTGTAATATTCGAGATATTATCAAGAATATTATCAAGTGCTTGTTTTGGGTTTTGAATATCAGCTAGATTCTTATCTGCCCGCAATCCAAATTTTAAATACTTTGACATATGTTTTCCAATTAGTTCATAATAGGGTTATTCTGTTATTTATAAATAACTGTAGTATCTATTGGAGAAAAGAAACATGGCAATTAAATCAAATTTAACAATCGATCAGGGCTCAGACTTTTCAGCAACAGTTGATGTTCTATCTAGCGATGGGCAACTATTCGATCTTACTGGTTATAGCACTAGGGCTCAGATGCGTAAAAGTTACGCCAGCGGGCTTACCGCACAGTTTATCACTACTCACAATGATGCGGGTGGAGTGGTTACATTGTCGCTACCTAGTTCAAACACTGTAGTCGATGGTTCAGTAACTCAAATTGGAACAAATTCTATAGAACCAGGTAGATATCTCTATGACGTTGAAATGGAGTCACAAGCCGGGGTCGTAACTCGTGTTCTACAAGGAACTGTTACTGTGACTGGCGGCATAACTAGATAATTTATCGTTATAAATACATAATATATCAACAAAATTTAGGACATAGACATGGCACAGCCACAAAACAGAAACGAATTTACAGAATGGTGTCTAAGAAAGCTAGGTAAGCCAGTTATTGAGATTAATGTCGATGTTGATCAGGCGAGTGATCGTATTGACGAGGCTCTAGAGTTCTACTATGACTATCACTTCGATGGTGTTGAAAAGACATATGTTAAGTATCAAGTAACAAATTCTAGCGTTACTGTCGCAGATGGTATTGAACTTGATCCCAACAATAATCCACATTTTAAAGTTGGAGATGTGATTAAAGAAGTAGAAAATGGCGACTCAGGTGCTACAGACGGAACAGCATCTGCAACTGTCATTGCTGTGGACAACACTGCCGGTAAGAAAAGATTATTCTTTAAAAAGCCTACTAGTGGACAATTTAATGTGGGTAAGTATGTTACTAGCGATACATTTATGACTAGAGTTGGTAGTACAACTAGTGGATCTGCTACATCGATTACTGCTATTCATCAAGGCGCATTCGAACTAGAGTATATCCCTGTACCAGAAAACATCATTGGCGCAGTTAATGTGTTTACTCCAAACTCTACAAGTTCAATTGGATCAGGCATCTTTAATGCTAAGTATCACTTCGTACTCGAAAACTTACACAATATCGTTAGAGGTGAGTTAGTAAACTTCCAAATGGCTATGCAACATCTTCAGCTTATGGAAGAGTTGTTGGTGGGTAAAGTTCCTATAAGATACAACAGACATACAGATCGAGTTATGTTGGATATGGATTGGAACACCTTAAATGTGGGTGATACCATTGTTATAGAAGCATATCGAATTGTAGACCCTCAAGTATACTCGGATGTCTGGAAAGATCGTTTCTTACAAAACTATGCAACAGCAAAAATCAAATATCAGTGGGGTTCGAATCTCACTAAGTTCAACGGCATGACACTGCCAGGTAATGTACAGTTCAATGGAGAACAAATTTTAAGCGATGCGAGAGAAGAGATTCAGAAGCTAGAAGAAGAAATGTATAATAGCTATTCTCTGCCCGCAGTCGATATGATAGGATAAAGCAGTGGCTAAAAATTATTATTTTGAGAACTTTGAAAACTCGATGGAGCAGACTCTCATCGAGGACTTGGTGATCGAGTCTATAAAAATCTATGGAATCGATGCTTGGTATATTCCCAGAACTCTCGTAGCCAAAGACGACATTCTTAACGAAGACGACCTTTCAACATTCAATGATGCATATATGGCTGAAATGTATATCA